GTGGAGGTGACGGCGTGAAGGAAGAAGAGGATTTTTATGTTGAATGTATAGCATGTGGTTGGATTGTACTGTCCCGTCAATCATGTGATTGCGTGGAGGTGGCGGCGTGACTCAGACAATACAATGGCGAGCGGCGTCGACCATGCGTAAGTGGTTAGGAAAGGCTGAGTGTGTTATGAGTGTGGTGACCAGCGAGAAAGAAAGCGTGGCTCCCACCATTGACATTAGAATCAGACGAACCACTGACCACGCAAGTGGTGCAGGATGGACCAAGGAAGGCGTACGCCTCAGTCTGGAGGATGCCTACAACTTGGCCGAATCAATACAGCACATCATCGACTCGTTAGAAAGGGATTGATATGCTTCTGTCACTCGCCACGAAGGTGGCACGCACACTCCGTAGGTTGCACTATGGAAGAGGAGCCGGGGACAGTTCGGCTGACTTCCGTACTGCTATCAAGGCGGTGTCCCAAATCTTGGAGATGACGACTGACGACTACGAGGAAATCATCGACATCTTTTACCCAAGGCACTCAAAGCATCCACGGCGTTTCGTCACGGACGGTTGGGTCAGGGACAATGTGTGCAGTGAACTCGGTATCTCACCACTCGTCTGGGACGAGTCGCTTGTAGGCAAGCCAATCGTATTGGCCCTTGCCTCAGAGAGCAGGGGCAACAAGAGCACCGGGCTGACTGTGAAGCAGGCTCTTCACCACATGCACCAACTGAGCGAGGTGAGTGTACTGGCGACATCCAAGTTGATGACCGAGGCCGAGGCCGAACTCTTCTGGAGCAGAGCATTGGGTGAGAACCCGCCCTATCCAATAGAGCGATTCATTCAGCGTTGTACCCACATTGGTGAAGGACAGGCCATGAGCCTACCTGCTGTCAAGAAAGCACTGGACACGATGTCCCCTGCTGAGTTCCTCGTACGCCTGCTCAAATACTCTGAGGCTGAGGTCGAGGTCCCTGACGAAATTCAACCGGGGCAACCGTTCCGAGGCCCAGTGTACAAGGCATGGACTCAGACAACAGCACCTGCTGGCGTCTATGCTGAGGTGATACGCCACCCCAGACGATACCTCCACATCACTGAGTTCCCCAGTGGCACCTTCAATGGCATACTGTACAACCGGGACAAGCGTGCAGTGGCCAAGATGAACAGCCTTGACCTACCTATTCAGCAAGCCTGTGTCCTTGAGGTGGAGGCGCAGGGCACTGTGGTCAAATGTATTACGGATATTCTGTCGTTAGGACAGGACTGGTCTATTCATCAGCGACCGATGATGGAGCGACTCAGCCTATTGAAAGGGCTGGGCGTACAAGGTCAACTACGAGTAGGCGAACTTCTTGAAGAAGGGTCGTCGATTACCAACCTCGTGCATACGCTGTCAGAAAATGAACGACTCCGACTCTCGTTCAACAGCCCCTTTCAAATAGGAGAGCAAGGTGGCTGGGCAGTTATGGACGGTACATATCATATTCACTTACTGGTCCTCTCTATCAAGAAGGACGCAGAATACGAAACACATGTGCGCCTTGGTGTACTGGATGGGCTTGACCCATACCAAGTAATGGAGGCGAGGCTTCCAACTGAGATAGCCCAGCATGTGAGAACAAGACTCGCTCGACAAGGTGTACTTGTCGGAGCCCACTGGCTCCCGGTGGAAGAGCAAGCGGTTGTGGTGGCTGGCAAGGTGAACGAGGTTCGCCTGTCGACCATGACAATCACGGGAGAACTGCTTTATGCTGACGACAACCTCGGCTTTAGCGACCTCAGTCAACTGACTGACATCATAGAAATGACATAGGTGAAACAAATGAAAGAAAATTGGAACAATGCAGTGTTGGCTCTTGGGCTCAACATGAAGATACGAAGCGTGAACATACCAGATACCCCTTGGCGACAAGTCACAGAGGTTGAGCGAATACCCCACATCAAAGTGGGTGACATGGTGAAGAAAACAAACACAGGGTGGCATGTGTATCAGACCATCGACTCACCCGTGCCTGTGTTCAAGTTCCCTTCACGGGTGACATTGACCGCTGACTGTCAGGATTGTGGCTCGCCCGACACAGGTGGCTCTTCACTGTGCGACGATTGCTTTGATGCGAGAGGTGAAGAAGAATGAATAACCAATTAAACAAACTACCACCACATGATGGTTTAGGCAACATTGTATTAGATGAAGCCGATGAAGAGGGCGATGTTTCGTTTTACAGACCTTGCTTGTATCGTTGGAGTGATGAAGAACAAAAAGCATACACGGATGAAAACGATAAGGCTGACTTTGGTTGGTGCGTGACAGGTGCTAATCCTGTTTATGGCGTGTATGCTTGGATATTGGCGAGAGGTGAAGAAGAATGAAGTGTAAGGAATGTGAAAAATTAAGGAAACAGAATCTCGGTCCTTACAAATACCCATTTTGCCCTTCCTTCCCCAGTTGTAAAAGAGGAGTGAAGAAGAATGAGTGAGATTGAAGAATTAGAGAAAAAGATTGAGAGCATGGAAGAGTACCTCGACGAACTGATGGTGCGGATTGAAAGGGCCGAACGACTTGTCGGTGCAGTGGAAGAACTCCAAAGCGAAGTCGCCAAGATTAGAGGAGCCCCGGTGGGGATGCTCTTTGATTTCTGGGGGTCTAAGAAATGACTGCGTGGAGAGAGAAGTACCGTCCTCGGACTGTGGCAGACTTGGTAGGTTGTGAGGTGTTCAAGCAACAAGCACAGAACTGGTCGTTAGAAACGGCCCCGCCCTGCCTTCTGTTCATCGGAGGCCCCGGTGTCGGCAAGACCACAGCGGCCCGTGCTCTGGCTCGGGATTGGCTTGGTGAGTGGTTCGGTCAAGAGAACTTCATCACCACCAATGCCAGCGATGACCGTGGGATTGGATATGTCCGTGACCACCTCAAGCACATCTCAAGGCTCAAGGGTCTGATGGTAGCCAAGCGTGTCATATTCTTAGACGAGGCGGACTCACTGACCAAGGATGCACAGAAAGCACTGCGTCAAATCATGGAGGACAGTCACGACACTATCGTTTGGATTCTTGCAGGGAACGACATCTCTGCTTTCCACAAAGCAATCAAGGACAGGTGTACGACTTACGAGTTCAAGTCACACGGTCCCAACGAGATAGAGGAAGCCTGTCTTAAAATCCATGAGGCCGAAGGACTCCCCGAAGAATGGAAGCAGTACTACCGCAACCTTGCTCCCCTCTGCGAAGGCAGTCTGAGGCAGACGGTTGATACGCTACAATCATTATCAAAGACACCGGAGGCACTGGAGAAAAGAGTTCGGTCCTCTGGTCAAGACATGTCAAGAGCCGCTCTCCACTTAGCGGCAGGTGACTTTACTACGCTTAACGCATTCCTTAATCAACAGTTAGAGAAAGGCGACAGTCGATTCTATTTGTTGAAGACCCTTCGGTACAAGGCTAAGGGCCTCATCGAAGAAGGGGATGATTGGTTTGCTTTTATGAAGACCTATGGGGATTTCATGATGATGGCAACACAATGGCCGGATGACGATATGGCTTTCTTTGAATACTTCGTCGCTACTCTCCAACAGAATAGGAGGTTGCATAAGTGAGAATCATTGTCGTAAAGAAAGATATTATATATGGCTACTTTATCGGCAAAGATGCATCCGATGCAAAACACAGAAACAAAACAGGTGAAAAACATGAACAGTGAAATACAGGAAAAACTCGCCGCCTATGCGGTACGGACAGGAACAACAGAAGATGAAGCGAAGCAAGCGTTTTCAGAGTGGCTCAAAAAAGAGTTCAGTATTGAAAGCATGGAGAACGAGGAAGACTACTTGTTAAACGAGTGGGCCGAAATGTTCGTCATTGAAACACGCAACCTTGGTAAGAGCGGTGGCGGTGGAAGAGAAACAACAAAGTTCCTCGGCCATGTCTGCGGCCTCAACGATTCAATCCGTGACCAGCGACAAAACCAGCGTGAAGCGGCAATCCTTGCCTTCCGTCAAGACAAGAACAAAGCGATGGACAGTGGTACAGTAGGTATCGTTGCCGCCAATCCATCGGAAGGTGTATGGAACATCAACGGTAAGCCTACCAAGGACCGTGTCGATGGTGAACTACCATGGTATGCCTTCCTCTGTGACGGTACAGCCATTACCATGCTCAACACTAACCGAGAATCTAAGGCTTATGGCAAGCCTATGGCGAGCGAAAGCAAAGTGCGATACATGTACTTCCTTGGAAACACATCGGAAACATTTGCCATGGACCCGAAGATGTGGCGTGTTGCCCTCAACGGGGATGACATGACTCACAAGTACGAACTTGGGAAGTTGTGCGAGATTGAAGTAGTGCCCTCTGCGAACGCAGAGTCTGACATTCTGTACACCAATCGTGGCTTTGCCAAGTCAGTTAAGTACAACACCGATGAGTCTGTACCCACGCAGTTCACTGATGCGGCTCGTTTCTGGACGAGTGCTGAGCACAACAGTTGTGTCGACCTCTCCAACCTTATCGAGGAGTACGATGACCGGAAGGTTGCGTACAATAACAACTTCATCCCACCGACACTCATCACTAAGGGGTACATCAGTAGGATGTCCGTTGAACCGACAGACAACCAATACGATGATACCGGTCGGAACTTCCGCATCAGCGTCACAAGCCTCGCTTTGCAATCGACCTATGGTCGTGAGTCGAGCCTCGCAGAGGTGACGGTGTGGGTACCGGGTCGAACCTTTGATGACACACACCCCTTTGAATTCCACAACGGTGAAGAATGGGTACCTTACGCAGAGCGTACACAGGTGCTTATCTGTGGCAAGGTCAAGACTCGTATGTATCGTGATGACATGGTCCCAAGCATCACAGCACTGGGCATCTATGTCCCACCTCGTACAGCCCGACCCGGTGCTCGTGGTGGCAACACTGACACATCACAATTGGAGGAATAAACATGGGAGCATTTGACGCATTGAAGAAGCATGTCGACCTCACAAACAAAGGAGTCGACGAAGACAAAGTTGGCGCTTTGGTCGCAGAGGCACTCAACCTTGAGAATCACCCTGCACCACCGATGCCTCCTACGGAAGAAGCATCTGTGACAAACCAAGCACGAGGTCGACAGGGAGAAAGCCTTGTGGAACACATTGAGCGGACAACATCTGAGCCAGCCGCCCCAGCGAGCAACTTCCCCGACCTTGCTAAGGAACTCGTCGACCAAACATCATCCAATCGAGTCAAGCCTTCAACAACATTCTGTGGTATCGTTGGTCACAGTGGTCGTGGTAAGACTGGTATCTCCATGGACTCGTTCATGAAGAACTCTGGTCCAAAGGACATGATGTGGTGCATTGACTTCGACGGTGGTGCTCTTGATTGTAAGCATGCTCACTACCCCGACAGTGACGACAAGATTCGTATCTGGAACCCATGGGAAACACAGGTCCACGACCGTGTTGCTTTCAACTACCCCAAGACTCATCAACGGACTATGAACCTGTGCAAGTTCGCACTTGAACATGCACGGAAGCAACAAGCCGCTGACTACGACGGGCCTCGTCTGACTACCCTGCTGGTCACGGCGGTCGACCAATACGACCAAGTCTGTATCAACAACATGAAGATTTACGACCTTGAGATGGATGCTAAAGACGCCATTGAAGCGGCCGCCTCCAAGTTGAATCAAGACATAGGTTGGAACTGGAACATCCGTACCACCCGATTCAAGCAGTTGACGGCTCTCTGTCGCCAATTGAACTTCGCAGGTGTCGATGTGTTCTGGGAAACGCACATCAAGTCCGATGACAAAGAGTACAGCCATGATGGCTGGAAGTTCGTGTGGGAGAAGAACGCCAACAACGACCTGACTCAAATCATCTGGTGTAAGGACCAAAAGATTCGCAACGAAGATGGCAAGGAAACAGGGGAAACCCGGTATGTGGCAGACTTCGTCAAGTGCAAGACCAATCCTGACCTACAAGGTCAAGAGCGTGTCTTCTTCGTCACAAAGAAGGGCCTCCCTGCCGAATGGATTGGGCTGGCCGAACTTCGTGACAAAACCATGTGAGGCGATTGGATGACTTCCTTCACAATCAGCCGCAAGGCGCTGTCATCCTTCTTGGGTTCATTTACCAAGGGGGTCGACAACCTTGCGATAAGAGTGGGTGACGGCACCATTACCGTTGCAGTGGGTGCTCTCACCCATTACTTGAAGCGGTCTGTCGAAGTACAGGAAAGTGATGCTGGAAAGATATTCATCACTGACCTGACTCGACTGATGACCTACCTCGGAACAGCGTCTGCTTCTGATGTCACAGTCAGCCAGTCGGGACGGGGTAGGGCCTTGCAGGTCCGTGCTGGTAAGTCTTCTTTGGAACTGCCAACTTCGTCATTCGTTGCATCCGAAGAACAGGTACCTCTGATTGAGAAGGTCATCGCTAAGGCAGAGAGTTCGATGTGGACTACCTTTGGCCCTTCTTCTCTTGAAGCATCAGGCAACATCAGTGGTGTTGACCTGTATGGACTCAGCAAGGCCGACAAGATTGTCGGTAGTGGTCTGAGTTGCAAAGTGGTGTACCGTCCTCGTGACAACGAGTTGGCCCTCATGGCTAAGAACACAAACAAGGGCAAGATGTTTGCAACGGCAGAAGTCGAAGCAGTGAGCGGGACTAAGGAATCTTACGAATCTAATTTTGCACACTGGCTACCTGAACTCCTCACCACTGTTCCTGATACAGTTGTACAGTTCCACATGGGAGAATCAGCCCCGTTAGTCATCCGTGACCAAGACGGCTCATATCTCCTACTTGTGTTGGACCAAGAGGTGGAAGCATGAGGCGAGATGTTTGTTGGCTCTGTGGTGGCAAATTGATTTGGCAATGTGACTACGACTTAGAAGACTACGGCTACATGGGCGTCGAAGGTATGATTGCTACGCTTGTCTGTTCCGACTGTGGAGCAGATGTAGTGTACACTCTCCAAAACGAATTGGAGGAAGAGTGATGCTCATCTGTGTGGGCTGTGACGAAGAGCACCAGCACTCACAGATGGTTGACGGTGATTGGTGTGAAGCCTGTTGGGACGCAAGTGAGCGTGTCAAATGTAAGCAACCACTCAAGCACCGTCCAAAGATGGAAGGTGTGATACACTGTAAAACATGTGCAAGGGAGGAGCGTGAAGTCGATGATTGTTGATGCTTACATTCCCCATTACGAATCTCGTGATGTGCTTTACTGCCGCTGGCGTGACAAGGATGGCTCCCTCATAGAGAAACATGTGACAGACTTTGAGCCATACTTCTGGGCCAATGCGTCGGACAGAAACAAGTTAGTCAGCATGGTGTCAGCGTACCCCGGTGCCCGCATTGATTGGAATCAAATGGCCGTTGGGCGGAATAAGGAAGAACTCGTGAAGGTCTTACCGTACCGTCACAAGGACATTTGGGGCATGAGAAAACAAGTTGATACTTGGGAAGCAGACATGAAATTGTCTGACCGCTACCTCATAGACAGTTGGGCACAGATGCCTGATTGGAAGCCGAGAGTATGGCACATCGACCTTGAGTGGGACCCGAAGGATAAGTTCACCACAGTGATAGGCATAGCCGACAGTCAAAGCGGAGAGCGTGTGGCCTTCTGCTGGTCAGAAGAATCAGCCGAACAACTCAGAGATTGGGAGTCGGTTGAAACGACCCGCTCTATGAATTGGGAAAACAGCAAGGGTCAGGTATCTGATGTCACATACCGCAGGGTACTGTGCAACTCAGAGAAAGCCATTTACACTAAGTTCCTTGATTATCTTGAAGAGTGCAACCCTGATGTCATTGTTGCACACGCTCTTATGTGGGCCGACCTTCCTCATATCATCGCTCGTTTAAGCGACCGAAAGGTGCTTGGGAAAGATGCTTATCGTCGCCTTAGTCCTATCGGGCGGGTGATGAAGCCTGATGAAAATGGCTACAAGAAACCTACAATGCAACCAATCGCTGGTCGTCTGTGCTTTGATACAGCCGCCTCACTTGAAAGCGGTACAGGCTTTGAGCGAGTGTGGAAGGACAGTGGTAAGCCTCAGTTGGCCAGCCGTAAGTTGGATTTTATCACAGGGCCAGACCTGTTGGACTACGGTGGTAAGTTGGAGATGTCCGTGTTCACTGGATGGTACGAACGATTCGACGAGTTCGTCGACTATTGTATGCGGGATGTGACACTGCTCAAGCGTATGGACGAGGACAACCACATACTTGCCTTTTTCTTCGCTCTCCAACGAGTATGCGGCGTAGCCTTCGATTCAACTCACAATGTCACCAGATTTGCAAGGGGACTCATTGGTCGTCGTACAGACACCAAAGCACCTACCAACATTGACATCGAGCCGGAAGACTACCCCGGCGGTCACATTCCTGCTCCTACCCCCGGTCGATACCAAAATGTCGCCGTGGTGGATTACAAGCAACTCTATCCCTCCATCATTCAATCTCACAATCTCAGTTGGGAGTCCCGTGTTGACAGAGAACTACGCTTTGAAGACGATGTACGGGAACTACCTGACGGTACCTGTTGGCGACAAGGTAAGCCTGCCCTGTTGCCAAGGATTGTCACCGAGTTGGTCAAACTTCGTGACGAATATAAAGGCAACATGAAGACGGCCAGCGACCCCATTGAAAGGTCTGGCTGGAACACCATGCAACTCGCAGTAAAACGGTGCATGGCGTCACTATACGGTATGTGCGCAAGTACTTACTGGGGATGGGCGGCCCCTGACATCGCCTCTGCTATCACAGCCTGTGGTCGTGAAGCAGTCAAATTTCTCATGGAGGAATCTGAGAAGCAGGGCTACAATGCACTGTACGGTCACACCGACTCAGCCTTCGTACAAATCCCATTCGACGAGGTGCCAGCACTCGCTGAGCATCTGACGCAGACGGTTCAAAGAGAACACCAAGCCAGCCACTTCGTCGTGGAATTTGAAGCATTCATGCCCTACTGGGTCACTGGTGGCAAGAACTTGTACTACGGTATTTGCTCATGGCCCCCAGAAGACGAAGGTAAGCCCAAGTCAGCACGCTGGGGCAAAATCAGTACACTGTCCCCTGTGTCAAGGACACTTGAAAAAGATGTGCTGAACATGCTTTGTAAGGGTGCTGATGAGAACGAAGTGGTCACTCATGTGAGGGAAATATCCCTCCGAATCAAATCAGGTGACATTGACATACCAGATGTTTCTGGCGTCACCCGCATTCAAAAGGACCTGTGGGAGTACGCTGAGAGCATAGGTGTCCCCGGTGTAAAGGGTGCACGATATTACAATCTGCACCTCTCTGACCAATTCACTCATCCCATCTTCAAGAAAGGCGACAGTGTCAAATGGGTCTATGCAAAATCTGACCCAAGCGGCAGGCATATCGACGACATCGTAGCCTACCACGAAGCAGAGGACCTCGACGGCTTTACTCTCGACCACGATAAGATGGTTCAAAAGTTGGTTGTTGAGAAAATCAAACCCATGTTCAAGGCCATGAAGTGGTCAACAGACTATGCGAGCGGTATGCCTCGCCCCAAAACCTACTGGTAGGGTTAAATACCAGAATAAGTTAGGTGCCTAATATGCGAAACATTGATGATGAAATTGTGAAAGCCGTTGAGAAAAACCCCGGACTAAGTCGTGGCGGTTTGATTAAACAGAACAAACCACTGCAAGATAGAAACAAGCAGTACATAGGTCTGCGATTACAGCACCTCTGTGAAAATGGTTTGATAAGTAAGAAGGGTGAGCGTAAGGGCACAAGGTACTATCCGTGCACAAATCAGGATAATTACGACCCAATAGGCTTCATGAAAAACAAGCAGACCTCGCAAAAAATCATCGATGTATTCGATGAGGTTAAGCGTATGGTCGTCAAGAAAAACCAAGCATACGGTGACAGTATCTTCAAGCCGTCCCGAGTCTTTTACAAGGGCTCTGCTGAGCCCGGCGATTTGATTCGCATACGCATGGATGATAAGATTAGCCGTCTGATTCAGGGTGACAAGGACATTGGCTCTGACGAAGATGTCATCAAAGACCTCATGGGCTACTGTGCTATTCTCTTGGTGACCATGCGTGAAGACAAGGAACCACCACAGAGTTCGATGAGGGATTACTTTGAGTCGTGATTGGGCCGCCTACGCCAAGTCCACCTATCAGTGGCATCAAGGGCACGAGAAGATGCTTCGTGTGACGAAGTCGAGCCTTACCTCTGATTTCTCTTTCTGTCCTAAGCAGTACGAGTACAAGCGCATTGATGGGCGGAAGTCCCCTCAGACAGATGCGATGGCTCGTGGTACGAATGTTCACGACGCAATGGAACACTTCTATTTGCATGTCAAGCCAGTGTACAGAAAGGCATACGAGCAAATTAAGAAGAAGGACCGTGAAGGTGCAATGGAAGCACTCATGGCCTGTCTACCACAGCCAGACGAACCATACACGCTGGGCGAAGAGCCCATCCTGCGTCAACGCATAGAGTGGGAACTCGTGCGCCTTGAAGCAGACCCTGACAGGTTCCTGCCCATCATCAACGAATTGGAAGTACATGCGTACCAAGATGTGGTTTTTGAATTCAATGGTGAAAACATTACAATACCCATTCACTTTGCAGGTAGCATCGACAGAGGCTATGAAACAGAGGAAGGAAAAGTTGCCTTGATGGAATTGAAGACCGGTAAGTGGAAGCCTACCAACTTCAAGATACGAGGTATGCGGACTGAGATGGCGTTTTACATGGACCTCTTGCAGAAGGCAGAGCACCCATTGAAAGATGTGACCCATTGGGGTTGGTTTTATCCAGCAGGGGAACGACCCGGTGAGCATGGTACACAGAACGATGTGACCTACGAGAAGGTGAATCGTCGCTACCTGACCTCACTACGGAAACAACTCAACAATCTTTTGGAGGCGTACTTCACAAACAATTTCAAACCCGACCCAAGCCCCGGCAAGTGTGCTTGGTGTGAGTTCATAGCAGAGTGTCCTGCTTGGCAGGACGACGGTGACAAGTATTGGAAGATGCCGCCGACTCGCCTTGAGAAACAAAGAAAACGAGAGGAGGCCCAAGAATGATTTTGCTACCCTATGTGACAGAGGCAATTTGCTTCTGGATTGAATCGAAGTACCGTCGCTTGCCGGTCGTGGGGTGGGGCCACCTCAACTCAGGAGTCGTGAACATCAAGACCTTTGATGAAGAGGTTGAGATAACTCTGGACTACTCGCTACTCACCCCCAAGGGTACTGCTCTTCGGACCATACTTACGAACATTGATGCTTTTTTGGAGGACTGGGTAAATGAGGCTGAAACTTGACTACCCTCGTGAAGTCCTTGAACTCAGCACTGAGAAAGGAAGAGGGTTCAGGAAACTTGTGAACAGCAAGGGTGACTTTGAGCGGTACTGGCGTGGTAAGAATGGCGTGTCGAACGCCTACACGACCGTTTATGGCTATCGTGCAACAGAGCCCCCTCATCACAAACGGGTCAATCTATACACGCCTATCATCCGCCACTTCGTGCTTGATTTTGACGCCATGGATTTCAAGGATAGGGACAGAGCAATCGTCGAGCCAGAGGAACCTCTTCGGCAGACAATGAGGCTTCATGAACATCTGAAAGAAAGGGCCATTCGTCACGGTGTTTGGTTCAGTGGCGGCGGCTACCATGTGTGGATAGCCTTGGCAGAAACACTCACACCATCAACTGGTTCGCAGTTGTCTGCCATCAAAGAAGCAGGTATGCGACGAGTCAATGACTGGGTCAAGGAATTCGACCTGTACTGTTGCGACCCTGCTGTGCCATTTGATACGAGTGGTTTAATCAGAATCCCAAATTCATTCAATGCCAAGCGAGGCTTCTGGAGCATACCGCTCAGCACAGAGGACTTAGAAGCAGGCTATCAGCACATCATAAAAATGGCAAAGACGCACAAGAGTGGGTACAAGGAATACGGCACCGAGGGTGTTCAATTAGAGATACGCAAAGTGGAAGACAAGGTTGAGATATTCAACCCTGCCACAGAAGCACTTGACCTTCCTACGGTTAAGATGAATGATGTCATCATACTGCCCTGCCTCAATCAAGCGGCCTGTCATGTAGGAGGAAACCCCAGTCATGATGCTCGCGTACAGTTGGTGAAGTATTTGGCTAAGCGTAAGAGAAACTTCTTACCCATCAGTGGCTTTTCAAATAGGGACTTGCAAGCCCACGGGGAAGAAATTGTCAATTACATTATGAAACTTCAATGGGCAGACCAAGACGAAGGTGTCACCCGCTACCAAGTATCGACTATCGTCACTAAGGATTATCCTCAAACTTGTAAGATGCTGTGGGGCAAAGGTTTGTGCCTTGGTAAGTGTCGCTACTGGGACAAAACAGGGAGTGTTGAAAATGGCAGTTGAATGGTGCTTATTCTGTAATAGAAAAATCAACACCAGTACCCAAGGAAAGAGGAGGAAGAAACCTATGTGCTATTCCTGTCGAGAAGCCGGGGCTCCAGACGAATACAGATGTAATGGCATCAATTCCAGTAAAAAAAGATGCAAACAATGGGCCCTTGAAGACAAAAGTTATTGCGTTTCTCACAAACATTTGGAGGGTAAGGAATGAGCACACCCCCTCTAATCGCCGATAGCAACGAACGAGGTCCCCTGTACGAAGCGGTAGAGCGCATGGCTCGCAAAGAGGGCATCTTAGTCAAATCTCAATTCCTACAAGGGATGGGCGATTACAAAGCAGGTGACGGGCATGTCGAATGCAAAAGTCTAAGTGACTTCTTTCAATCCAGCCACAGCGGCCACTTGTGGCGTCAACTCGACAACCTCGATGCTAACTGTGGGCGTGTGTTTTTGGTTGTACATGGTGATATTGCCAAGTACATCAAGATGGCACAAGCACGAGGTAAGAAAGCCTCCTACTCACGGGTCACCAACGAACTGATGGGTACCTTTGCCCGCATCATGGCCGACTTCGATTGTCATATTTACAAAGCCAAGGACCATGTGGAAGCCGCGATGTTCCTTGTCAAATTGCATCAAAAGTTGCATAAGCCAGCCAGCCGACACGGCGCAAGAGCCGTCACACGGGTGTCCACTAATGATGTACGACAGGACATGTTGCTTGCAATTCCGGGTTTCGGACCCGATTTAGTAAGTAAGTTAATTGACAAATGTGGCAGTATTGAGGAGATGGTTTATATCGAATCACTGAAACGGGTCAAAGGTATGGGACCTGTATTGCGACAAAGGCTCATCGATGTTCTTACATCGGAAGAAGCAGTACGAGTCGAGAAAACATATCAGAAACGGAGAGAATGAAATGATGGACCACAACGCAGACAAGTACGAAGCCGTGCAAAGATACCCGATTTTGAAGGGCTACCTCAGTCACTTTAGAGAGGTAAGTAAAAACAACGAAATACCCGGCATGTTGTCATTCTTTTACCTGCTCGGACAGGTTGCTTTACCATTCGTAAGAATACCCATTGGGGGAAGCAACATCGACCCCCGTGTTAGCGTATTCTGGATTCAAGACACACGGACAGGTAAGTCCGTAGCATTTGAAATTGTACAGCGAGTGGCCCGTGACATCGGTATAGACGCTGTGGATTACAGCACAGGTACAGATGCGGCACTTGTAGGGTCATTTGTACAAGAAGACCCCAGCGAACCACCTGTACAGCGCCCCGGCGTTTTGGCAGGACGAAAGTGCTTGAACTTTGATGAAGGTAGCATCCTTCTCAAGCCCAATCAACATTCAGAGGGGACTGTCTTGTTTTTACAGACGGCTCTAAATTCGGCAGGTACTGGGCGAAATGTGCTAACCAAGCATCTTCGTGACGGGACAATCAAAATCAAATCAGAGGTATCACTATGGATTACTACATTCCCTCCGAAGGGAATCAGAGAGCATGTACTGGACAAGGGTATCTTTCAAAGAGTACTGCTCTATTGGCGCGACTGGACTATCGAAATGAAGAGGGAAGTTGCTCACGAACTGGCGGCGAGCGTACATAGAAGAACCAAGCACTCCGTGTCATACAGTGAAATCATCAAGTTCTTTGATGAATTGCAGACTAACTTGAGGAGGAGAGTCTGTGATTTAGCAGGTATCACTATCCTGCAATGGGAAGAGGCAGATGACGACACTCAGGAAGAATGGTCTATGGACATTATTGATGAAATGTTCACCATCGATGAATCGTATGTGCCTGCTCTTGTGAGTGCCATTGATGAGTACTACCATCTGGTGGAGCAGATGGACCCTCACAAACAAGGGGTCTGCGCATCGTTCATCATGGGCCTTCAAAACTACACCAATGTCATCGCTCATCACTTTGCTATGATTGAGGGTACATGGGTTGTGCGAGGCGACCATATTGACATGGCTAAGGAGATTCTCTATGACCTGTATCACAACTTAATTCACTGGCTGGAGGCAGAAGTCAAAGTGGGTATGGGTGTCAAAGAAGCCAAGAGCATGGAAGTCGGCTGGAAGAAAGGTTATTTCGCTTGCGAAAGGGTGGACTTCGACGACAACCGTGGAGAAGGCTGGGTCAGGAAGACAGAACTGTACGCCTCTTATGGTAAGAACCAGAACCTCAGTAGCAACAATTCAATCAACAAACGGTACAATGACTTCGGCGCTAAGATGTTTGAGGAAACCAGCCACAAGGTCAAGAAGTATGTGCGTCTGCGCAAGGAGCATCTCAAAGGGGGACTCCCGAATGAGTGAGTGCATGGTATGCGGTGACCCCGGTCATGGTGAGAATTTCTCACAATGTGGTACCGATTACAAGGGTCGACCCAAGCATATTTGTCCGCCATGTTCAAAAGTCGTGAACGAAGTCTTTGCAATTGTCGGGAGGCCACTGGTATGACGGGAATCTTATCCATTGACATTGAAACAAAGAACTTCTCACACGAGATAGGCGGCTGGGGCAACACCCATCTTTTTGAGCCTACCGTGGTTGCTACATGGGACGGTACAGATGGTACCGTGTACTGCAACAAGTCACAAGCAAAGGAATTCCTCGACAAGGGTGTCAAGGTAAAACCCCTACACTCAGAAATACTTGGCAAGGACATAGAAGCACACATAGCCAAGGGTGGCAAAGTGATTGGTCACAACATCGTGGGCTTCGATTTACCTATTCTCAGAGATAGCCTTGACTGCTGGTCAGCAGGCGATATTCTCGGCAAGGCAGGAGATTGTATCATAGATACTTCTGCAAAATTACGGTCGGCCACAGGGTCGACAATTCCGTTGGCAGACGCATGTCTGCACACCCTTGGTAAAGGGAAGACAATGAAAAGCCACGACGCTCCATTGGAGTGGCGCAAAGGCAACTATGGCAAGGTGGCAGACTACTGCCTCAAGGACGCTCAACTCGCATACGAATTATGGGAGCATGGGAACAAAGAAGGATTTGTCAAGGCCCGTTGCAGAAAGACGGGCGTTGTCAAAGAGTTCGACATAAACTGGTAAGAGAGGAAAATATATGACCGAAAAAAAACAAACCGCACAGAGCCTAAACATCAGAGCCGCTAAAGCAATTGCCGACACAGTTCGGTCAACGCTTGGACCAGCGGGGATGGACAAAATGATGGTTGATGGAGGTGGAAATGTCATCGTGACAAACGATGGTGCCACAATCCTACAACAACTTGACATCACCCACCCCGGTGCGAAGATGATTGTTGAAGCCGCAAACACGCAAGAAACCATGTGTTATGATGGTACAACGACTACGACAATTCTGGCCGGTGAACTACTGGCCAATACACAAGAACTGTTCAACAAAGGACTGCACCCAAATGTAGTCTGCAAAGGGTATCGTCAAGCCGCCAAGTGGGCAGTGGAACACATCAACGGCATCACCGTCAAAGACATTGAGCCATACCTACGACAAGTGGCTAAGACTGCTATCACCGGTAAAGCACTGGAAAGCAACGAATTGCAAGTCAGTGCCCTGTGCGTCAAAGCAGTCAACCGTGCCAAGGGTGACATCAAGCGCATCAGCGTCGTGTGTCAGCCGGGTGGCTCACTGGAAGATTCGTACTGCTTCTCTGGCAAAATCTTGAATCAGACCTTTATGATGTCAAGCATGGAGAACGAGCCTACACCACAGGTAGTCCTCATCAATTCTGGACTTTCCAAGCAAGAGGACAGCGTACAAGTCAATGTGTCGAATGTTGGTGATTACAAGTCCTATCAGGAATACGCCAACAAGGACATCTGGCAAGACAAGGTGGAAAAAATCGTCGACATGCTACCGAAAGGTGGAGTTGTCTTCTGTCGTGATTCGGTCAACGAACTGGTTGCGGCCTTGCTTTCCAAGAACAAAATCAGTGTTGCTCAGAGAGTCCCTCCGAGTGACATGGAGGCTATGGCTATCCTGCTCGGCACAACAGTGGCTCACTCAGTCGAAGACTTGAATGGCTCTGACCCAGCAGGCAAGGTGCTTCAATTCACCATGGGCGACATGCAATACATCAGCGTCGAGGATGTCCATGGTAATGAAAACAGCGTCACTACCTTGGTCCTACGAGGAGCCACTCGTCAAACACTCGACGAAACAGAACGAGGCTTTGACGATGCGTTGGGCGTAGTCTGCCTTGCTTTCAACAGCGAGTGTATCGTCAGAGGAGGAGGTTCGTCTTACATGAACGCCGCCCTCAACCTGCGCTCTCGTGCCGCCGAAATCGGAGGTCGAGCACAGATGGCCATCGAAGCCTTCGCCAACGCCTTGGAGAGCATTCCTGCTACCATTGCGCAGAATGCAGGTCATGACCCGTTGGACATTATTCTTGAGTTGAGGAACGAACACCTTCAAGGCAACTTTGATTACGGCCCTGATATTTACAACGGCGGTACAATCTCAATGGGAGCGGCGAATGTATGGGAACCGTACGAACTTGTGAAGCAGGCTATTCAGTCAGCAAGCGAGGTCAGCATTAGCATCCTACGCATCGATGACATCATTGGACGGAAGTCTGAGGATTGACATCCCCCGCCGCTTGTTGCTCTTGGAGCATTTGTTCGTAGCGCACTTGGTCTTCCGATGGTCCGCCCACATGTAATTCTGGTAAATCGCTTCTGAGTTCAGGGTCTGGGTGGTAAAATTCAGCCCCTTGATAAATACGGTCGCCCATTATTCTAAACCTTTCTTCGGCAGTCATGAAACCAGTTGGACTACTGCTGTCAGGTGTTAGGCTGTAAGCGCCGAATTCGTGACCTATTGACCGCAAGGGGCGATAAGACCCTTCTGCTTGTTCAACATCCAAATCTGTGAAGGTTTCAGGGTATTCTTCATCGCCATAAGGGTCTACATCTACACCTCCTCTTACCAAGACATCATATGCGGTCTTTGGTTTTAAGTAGCGTGGGTGGGTAGGGTTCAAAAGTTTTAGTGGGGGGTATTGTTCGGCCAATCGTTCGATGTTCTCTTGCTGTTCTCGCTTCAACGCTTCGATGTTAGTTTGCTGTTTCGCCCATTCTTCAATTTCATCATTGATGAGCCTATGTGTATGTTCATGAGCACCGATGCTGTATATTGCCTCAGCACCCTTGTCAAAGTCCTCCTCAGATGCCTGTTCGCCCATGAGGTTGCCTATATCGTCGTTCAATTTCACACCAACATAAGAACCATCTTCGTGCAATCGTGGTACTGAGCCTCCTCGATGGTACCTTCCGAATTTATCATTTTGGGGCCGAGGGAAATTAGGAGTGTCTGCCGGTCCTTTCTCGTGAGGTAAATCTGAATTGAACGGTAGCGTTTCCATTGAATGCATAACTTGTTCGTTGGTCACTGGCTCACCTGAAAATGCTTCTAAAAGGCGTCTTGTGGTTTCTTCATCCCCCACATTATGATTCAATTCTGGGAAATCAGCGACTCTTCTTCTGGCATGCATTAGATGTCGTGCGTACATTTCAGTGGCGTATTCGTCGTTGTCAATAGCATCTTTGGGTAAATGGTGCCCACCAGCGTCCGTATCCCCCATGTGAAAATCCAATTTGAGGATTGACCAAGCAACATCAAGTGGCCTGACCATGTACAGGCGTAGCCCTCAATGAGTAATCAAATTATCCTCTTGGCTTTTGAGAATGTCCTTCACGACATCCAGAGCAGGGCGTAGGTCGGCTTCCTTGATGCCGCAGTTGAATCCCCACACATTGAGATGCCGCACCAAGGATTCGGTCGATAGATTAGCCCCACTGCCGTCAGCAAAGGGACAGCCACCAAGACCACCTATGCTTGAGTCGAACTGTTTGATACCGTTCATCAGGCCGCTTCTAACAAGACTGAGGGCCCTCGATTCGTCGCCCTTGTGGTGCAAGTGAAGAGCAGGAGCCAAGCCCTCATCTTGAGCCATTTCAGCCCACAGTGCCACTTCTGGACGGGTGCCACAGCCTATTGTGTCAGAAAAAACAACAGTCGTTCCAAACATCTTAGCGTCCCGTAAGCACAGCCGCATCATTTGCGGCGAAATCTCGCCACTATGAGGCGAGCCAAATGCCATAGAAAGGTACACTCGTACTTTCTCCTTGGGTACCTTGTCCATGAATGTCTTGTACATCAGAACAATCTCTGAGCGAGTCTTGCCCATGTTCTGGATATTGAAGGTTTCACATGGGCTGAACACTATGTTGATTTTGTCTATGCCTGTCTGTTGTGCACGGAGGAAGCCCCGCTTGTTCATGACAAGCCCAGCCCCTTTGGTGTACACGGCCTCTGCGTCAGCCATCTGTGGCAGAACCTTTGGATTAGCGAATGAAACTTCTTCGATGTCTTTGATGCCAGAAGCGTACAGTTGCTTTATCAGAAGCCTTTTTTTTTCGGTGCTGACCACAGTGCCCAGAGCCTGCAATCCGTCCCTTGGTCCGACTTCATAGACACTGATGTTCATTGCTGACCCTTCCGCAAACCGTCCATGCACATTTCCTGCAATTCAGCAGGGTCAGTGAAGAATACGACATCAGAGCCTAAGTCTTTGGTGACATACCAAGTGAACAAAAATCCGCAGATAAAACTCAAGATAAAAAACAGCCAAAGACCCATGTGCAAGGACAGCGCGGTGCAAAAATTAAACCTTCCGGTAGTATCGCTCTACTATGCCCCGTTCCGACAAGGTCTTACTCCCACTCGCACTGTTGCTTATCGTAGGCTGGGCCATCGGTCTGGTTATGCATCACGCATGGCTTGGGAAATAAGCATACGAGATAGTGCTCCGTAGCGTTTGGCCTTCAACCGCTTCTTTGATTTCTTAGCCGACTCCTTCTGCCCTAAAGGACCGAAGCCTCCGTGCTTGCGGGCGTAGCCACACTGAGGACATTCGTGATACACCACATGCTTACCATTAGCGTACCGTCCGCTAACGGACAAAGGCAAGGCTGTTGTGCCACAGCACTCACAGGTCTGCATCAAAGATTTGACAAGAGCACCCATCAACTCACCGTGTGCAGGTCTAACTTAGCCCACGCTGAACCAGTGTACACGAACTTAGCATACTGGTTGATGGTCACATTTTGATTGAGTGTTCCTGAATCAAAGTGTAAGTTGTGTGAGCCAGCCGCATGATACACCTCAACGGTATGGCCGTGTGGGAATGTACCTGTTGGATTGAGTGTGATTGCGGCCCCTGTTGTAATAATCCAAATGTTTGGTCCTGTGACGGTGACTGACTGGTTAGAACTGGTTGTTAGAACCTTGACTTCATTTGGAGCCAACCGCCATGTGGCACGGGCAGAACTACCACCAATGCTACGCACGGCGCTGTACATGAGCACAGAATGTCCATCAGGACTATGCGTCTGCCACATACCTCCGAAGGGCGAAGCGCCAAACCCACCTGCTGATGGTGATGAATAGATGCCATCGATGTCGGCACTGTCATCAAACGCATTGGAAGCCGTGACATTGCCAGCGGCTCCCTTTGTCATGTGGTGCAGGTACAAAGGACTTGGGCGAATGAAAGTACGCTTATCGTACACTGTTGGCGTGTTAAGCGAGGCAGTCAATGCACCTCCAGCAGATACCTCGTAAAGGAGGATTGCCAATACGGTTGTCTTCCTATTGTTTGGACCGGGAAGATTGAGGAAAGTAGTGGGCACTTGAGGTGTTTCGCTGGCCGTGTCGGCAAGCGTACCAAACTCATACTTAATGTTCGCCTTACCGCTGTCTGCCGCCACATAGATAACGCAGTAGGCTTTTTTTGCCACCGAGGCATGAGGGGAAGGAAGGCTACCAGAGTGGTTGCTGGTTGTACCGATAGTGGTGGCCGTAGTGGTTGCACCCGGTCCACCTGCAAATTGGTACACAATGCCGTCAAGAACAGCGTAGCCTCCTGATACTGTAAGTCCACCACTTGAGCCAACAGCCACATGGCCCTCTGTTCCACTGCCCGTAGCGTTCCTCGTGCCACCATAGCCACCGTCAGCCACTCTGAGAATACCGTTGCCATGTAGGGCCTCGTATGGGTTGGTAAGGGAAGGACTTGTCAACCCGTCACCGTCACGAAGACCTGTGGCACCGCTAAATCCTGTTGCGCTCGTATGTCCTGCTAATGGATTACTCATTTTAGTTCACCTCGATTATGGTTGCGAACCGGAGTTCGTTGTTGCTGGTCTTGCTGACCGATTGGAATGTGTACCTGAACAGCACTGTTGTGTCAGTAGCGTCAGATGGGTTCTGATATTGAATGCATACCTCACGCAGAGGCAAAGTGAAGGCCGAAGACAATGGTAATACGGCTTCGACATAGATGGTGTGGTCGTCCACGATACGAGTCGTAGGTACGGCTGTGTAAGCAGGTCGACCTGCCCCACCATCCTCAGAAGTGGCAACTGTTCCGTCGAAACCAAACACGACCTGATTGATTCGGCTATTCAGTTGGTCAACCAAGAATCTGTTTCCGTCTGTTAGTAATGGTATGTCATCCTCTCCTCGTGATTGTTTCTTGTCGCTTCGGGTTTTGAATTTTCAATAAGGCTACCTGCTTGGCCTGCGCCTCGCTCGACTTGCCGCCAATAATACTGCGGGTACCGTGCCCAATCAAAAAGCCAGCGGAGTCAACAATCGTATTCCCAAGGTCCCATTTGGTTGAAATCTTGAACCGTGCGCTGGCTGAGAACTCCTTTGTTTCAATTTGGCGACTGTGCTCGTCCCCTATTTCACCAAGTGAAGTAATGTCCCCTTCCTGAAACCTCTGAAGTAGGTCTTCGATACCACTGTCAAGCGAACCTATTTTGAAGTCGGCCATTTTCTCAACCAAGTGGTGCCGGGCTTGCAACACATGGTAAATACTGTCATCACCATGCGCTTGATAGCGCACTTTTTCAGCAGGCTGTAAGGAGGAAGACCTGATAACTTTGTTCAGTGTGATTGAGCCAGTTGCATTAGCGGCACTGGATAAGAAACGCTGTCCAATGGCTTTGGCGCTTGCTCGTGAAACAGCAGTGGGAGCGAATATGCCACCGGGTACTTCTATGATACCATTCTTTTGAGCGTTAAGGTCCCCTACAACTACGGTGTTATCATCATTGTTCGCACGAACCTTACCCCTTACGGTCACGCTGTTAGGCAAACTCTTACTCTTCGTACTGCTTTTCCCATCCGTGACCATCTGCCCTGTCAAATAATGCATTTTGTTGTTTTGAAGTTGATGTTGGTAGGACAAATTGCCAAACCTGTCACTCACAAGGCGGTGACCGTCGTGCCTGCTCACGAAACGCATGGCTGTGACACCATCAACGCCGTTGAAGTCCTTTGCAACGAAGGTCCCACTGCCGCGAGAGCGGCTAATCTCAACTGAGTTGAGTGAACTGGTCTGATTATCGCCTATTCGGGCCGCAAGGTCGCTTGTACGAAGCCCTACACTTGCTTTTTGAGTGATTTGTACTTCTGTACCGTCAAACCCAAGGTCGGAGAGTGATTTACCCTTCAAATTGGGCAGAATGAACCGTGTTCCCTTGGTAGCAGACTCGATTTGACTCATAGTAAGGGCCTGAGAGGCGTTATCTGCATTTACAAGCAGTGCAGGAGTCGAATCCCCTTCGCTAAGTGAGCCGTCCGAGTGAAATAGCGAACCGGTGTAGCGATGACTGTCCGTTTGCTTGTGAACCAGTTCGATTGTGTCCTCTTGCTCCACCAAGGTGTACCTACGGTCATGTGCAGGCACAAAGTCGGACTGAACGGGCTTTGCTACCTGTCTTTTTGATGATGTTTGAGTGTACACGGCGTGTTTGACACCATTATCGACGAATCTCGGCTTACGGACCCGCTTCATCACTGCACCTTGAGCCGCATCTGAGCGGCCGGTTGAAAGATTCTTACCCAGTGCCATCAGCAATTCCACCGTTTAAGGGAAGCCCCTTTTGGTGTCAACTTGCCTTTCTTACTGGTTGGTCCTTTGACACCAGTCATGCGAGCGCAGAAGGATTTTCTTCGCTTGGCAGACTTGCTACCCGCCTTCAATTTGCTGGGCTTCTTGGTGACAGGTGGTTTAAGATTAGCGCCTGTTTTGCGCTTAGCGGCGGCTCGACCTTTGGCGTTCAGCCCGCCCTTTTTGTTGTGCTTGTTAGGGTTGTACCCGTGAAACGGTTTGCTCTTCTTTTTCTTGGCGGCTTTCAATACCGCCCAAGCATGGTCCATAGCATCATCCATGTCCATCACTCTGTGCTGTGGTCACCGCTGTTAAAAGATGTATCGCCCTTACTACCCTTTGGGTGCAATGTCTGGCTGTGACGAGGCTCAACAGAATAGTCTTCTTTTCTTGCGGCATCGCTTCTGAAATGCTCCAGTGTGTTCTCACTCATTGTGATACGGGCCACCGGTTGCGTGATGTCAGTCTTGTTATAACCAGATACATCAACTCCGAGAATCTTAGGTCCTTGGCTCACTGCGGCACTGTTAGCAGGGTTGACACTGTACACAGGTGCGTACGGTGGACTGCTTGGTGTACCTGTACGAGCCGAGGCCGCATCGCTGGTATAGATACCATACTTTCCACCTGCTGTGGCGGCGTAAAATGTACCGCCTGCTTGAGGTGCTCCTGACTTAACTGCCATGTTAGAACGGAACAACTGTACATGTGAATTATCCAAGACAAAGGCTGGTCGAACCAAGAACTCAATTTCAGAGTCAGCGTGGTTTATGTTCTCAGTCACCGAAGTGTGATTACTATCTTGGTATGGGTTAGAGGAAGAAGTTGCTCCGGCCTCGCCCCAGCCAGTCACATCGAGTGCTCCTACCCTGCGCTTCCAGTTCATAACATAGGTACCACCAAGAGCCCAGAAAGAATGAGCGTCAGATACTTTGATGACTCCTTTGACAGGTTGCCCAGTCCAGTCTAACGCAGTCAGGTCGAGGTGACCAAGTGTACGGTTGCCTACATTCATTGCTCCTCGGAGCGTTGTGCGCTGACCCACATCACGGTTGCTGTGTAGGCTGTGCGCTTCTGTTGACATAACAACATACTCACGGCTCACGCCGTCGTTGAGTTCTCCAAGCGTATCAACATCTAATCCAATTCGTACACCGTCACCGCCGACAGGCTCTGCAAGCATGGTGTCTGTGGTAATTGATTCGGTCGTTTCATTCACCATGGCTGTTGGTTTGAGAAGACCATCATCGTCGGCAAGGTCGAGCCGTGCACTGATACCACGGTCTGTTTCACCGGCTTGCAGTACATCGTTTCTTGGGCGAACTAACCCCTTACCAACGGTAGGCTCAGCAGTCGGTTGAGATAGTACCAACCCCGTCGGCTCAACGGTTTCAGAAATATCCATGAGTAGGCTTTCGTTGAAATGTGTAGGCCATCGTACGCCGCGCCCATCTCCTCGGTCACCTACTCGCATGGCGTTTGTTGGGTTGAACCAATCTACAATAGCCATGGCCGCCACATCGTTATTGGCCGTGTTAGAGTTGCCACTCTGTCGGTCAGTACTGGTAGCAAAGAGGCCATTCGCTTCTGGTCGATTACCACTGCCGCCATCTTCGTATGCGTCTTCTGGGTCCCACGCAGGAGAAATACCAAATCCACGCACTGGGAATCGACGGACATCTTCTCCACGAGTGTTGCCCCACCAATCGACCATGTAGTAGCGATGTGCTTGAGCAATCTCTGCAATGTCCAAGCCTGCCCTGTCGCCTGCGTACATCCGTCGCACGCTGGTCGAGTTGCGAATTGTGCGAACGGGACAGCCAAACGGGCGGGTCATTCTTCGACCATCGCTATATCGGACTTGACGGCCTAATTGGTCTTGGTTGAGGAGTGCGCTGATTTGAGTAAGTCGTTCCAACACACCTGTGTAGGTCGCAGGGTAATCTGAGTCAGTCACCCAGCCATCATCCTTGTTATCTTGTTGGATGAATGGTCCGTGGTAATAACCAAGCAAAGCATTGGCGTTAGCCACTTCTAAGTAGCCTCGGACATAAGGCGACCAGCGTGGGCGGTTGTACGGTTGACGCAAACCAAAGCGATAGCCGAAGCAAGTGTTGCGGGCATTATCCGACGCTGTTGTCATTTGTGCGTATGTTCGCTCTTCAAGACCGGTGTTGTCGTGGAAACTCACGCAATCAACTCCGAACAACTTTCCACCCCATCCAATAAGTGTTTCAAGGAATCCGTCCAAGCGACTGGAGCCTGCTCCTCCTCTGGAGCCACCGGGCCAGTAGCCTGCGAAATTGTATTTCTCTGAGCCAATAGTACCCCCTTGGTGCGAAAGATTTTCGTTGGAATCTATTTCTGCGGCAGTACTGGATGCACCGGTACCACCAACAATGGAAGTGGTTGAAATGCTTATTTCCATGATGGGGAAACGGTTGGTAGTTGAGCCTCCGTCAACACCATTGACGGTCGACGGGCTTGGATTGTTAGCCATCTTACTATCGTCAATTACACCCCAAAGCGTTGAAACATACAACTTCGTACCATCATCGCTCCAATCAATACCGGAAATCCAAGGTGTAGCATCGCTATTGGTTTGAGAAACTGACGCTGACTTGTTAAGGAAATAAGTACGCAAGTCAACGGTGACATCCAGACTCGCAGTGTTCGTAGCAAAGGGTGTCGACAGTGTGTACTCTCGGACATACCCTTCTGCGAAACTAAGCCACATCTTTGAACCGTCCGCATTGAATAGAATATCACTGATTGTGCTCGCTATTGAGGACGAAGTCCCTTCTGAGTCGCCACTTGCTACCACATAAGCACTGGCCGCAGTAAATTGTCGCAAAGTGGAGGCATAAGCCATGTAATACTTGCTCCCATCATTGTTCCATGATACTGCTCTCACTCCATTGCCACCCGATGCTTTTAGGGAACCAGTGAGCGAAATAGTTGTCAAATCAAATGCACTTGAAAGCGTTGCACTTCGTACGCCGTCAGTATCATGGAAACCAGCGATGAGCATTTTTGTACCGGTTGGGTCTAAGTCAAAGCCATCACAACTGCTCATGACTGAGTCGCCTATACCTGAACTCTGTTGGTCGTATGTACCGTTGGTATTTGCTATGTCAATCTTAGAAAATAAGATGTTATCAGTATCGTAATCGTTGTTGTGTCCACGATTAGAAACAATGATGTCATCTCCGGCTACACGAATACCCGTCATCCATGTGGTTGTATTTGCAATCATTTGGAAATTTATACCTCTTCGGTTGGCGGTCGTACCCACAGAATCAGATATTTTTTGAAGTGAATATGAGTCGGTGACCGGGGCGGGTGGCCTAATCCAATTCATTCCAAATACGAACGGACCCTTAGATGCCGCATAGAAGAAATCATTGTAGTGAATTGTTTCAAAGTGTTCAGGGACATTGTTCAATCCTTTCTTGAGAACAGGTGTATCTGTTGCTCCGTTCTTGTCATAGAAGCCTCTGCTATTGTCATCTGAATAGTAGGTGAAAGGGCGGCCTAAGTTGGGGTGCCACATGCACAAATAGGCATCAGCGAGATGTAGGCTATTGGTATCACGAGTGCCGTTCATGGTCTGTGGCATGACCCGAGTTGTCATGCTGACAAGCGAATTAGTGAAAATCTCATCCGCCTTTCGATTGTCATAAGGCCCGCTCAAACGAATAATTGTACCGTTAGTCAAGTTATCAAAGAAGAGAGGAGTCACTTCCGTGACGCCTTGGAACTGTGTAGGGGTCCCAAGAGTAGCGTGGGCCAATGTTCCTGTTCGATTTGCGTAGGTAGCCGTCTGCCTTTCTCCGTTGGCATCTGTGTATTCCAAAACCTCTCCGTAGTATGCTTTGACTGGGAACAGTTCAGCATTGTCCACATTGACTGTACTACCTCCAGCGGACGAGGCTGTGACCTTGGCATTGGGGTTCAGAGAGCGAACACGATAGTGCTCGGCGTAAATGTCAGGATAGCATGTAGGGTAGCCAGCAAGCGTAATCTGAGCACCTACTGCGCCAAAGGTAGCCCTGTTCATTTGATAGTAGTGGTCAGGTGTATGCCACTCCAAATGTCTGAAATATGTAGCGGCTGATGCGGTTGCTCCGTCCTTGTGCAACTGTGCCCACCACGGCACTGTGAGCGTAAATCCGGGTGTAGTCTGAATAAACATGTTGGGGTGGTAAGGCAAGGTGCGTCTGCTAAATGCAGGGGATGTGGTTTCTTCCACACCAAGAGCGTTGTAGTTAGCCAGTGGAGGCAAGTTCGTAAATTGACTGGAAGCATCAGGCTCAATGTCAAGCATGATTTCGTTGAGCATGATTTCACAACCTCTGACATCCGCCATGATTGCCTCTGCCAAAATCAAGGTGTAGGCTCCGTTTGTGTTGCTCCCATCATCATGAGCAATAGCAACTACGGTGTTGACCTGCTGACCTGTGAGTTCAGTGACCTTACTTCCAGATTCTGAGGGTGCCTTCACTGCATCTGAATGGTTGCTATGATAGCCAGAGAGTTGTTGCTTAAACACATTTGGTTGAATAATAATCTGGTATGCCCCAACTTCCATAGGGTCAGGGAAATGATTATTCAGAGTGTAGGAACCGGCGGCTTCCAGTACAATTGAATGGCCTCCCTGTGAATTGGTTGTGCCTGCACTACCTTTTGATGCGGCTATGCCATAACCATCGAACTTGACTTTGGTTTCAGTCAAGAGAGTGAATGCACCGCCGTGAATGTCGGACGGGCCGTGAGGGGCGGATGCTCCTGAAAACCAAACCAGCGGGTCACGACGGTTAAGTCGTTCAAGTAAATCGGCACCGCTGTACTGACTTGACATATCATCCTCAAAGGTTGAAGAGGTTGTAATTTGATTTGCTTGACCAAGATTGTAAAGTCGTTGATACGCAGGATGAGCATAGTGCCCCGGCATCAAAGCCATTGTTGGTGTGACATAATGATGACCCATGCGAGGAATAGGCATAGGCGTCATCTTAGGTGCGGCAAGAGCAGTAGAGGGAGTTCCATTAACTGCCGACCAATCAATGGTTTTCATATCTGGACTTGCTCCACTGTATTCACTGTGGTCACGCAATCGTCGGGAGGCAAAGAAACGGGTGCTACCAGCAGGCATGAAGTATGATGGTACAACCTTGAGTCCGGTCTTACCAGTCACGAAAGAAACAAAGTCTGGACTGTACACAACACCTGTAAATTTATTAGTTCCTTTACCAGTATAAGAGGCTAACACGCCCTTGTTTGTTGCAGGGTCGTACACTCGTAAGAACCAGCGACCGCCGCTTGGTTCTGAGTTGTCTAACCATGTATCACTTTCGGGTGTACTACCAACTGTGATTTCAGCACCCGAATAACCACTGTAAGTCAGTTCATCAACATCATAGCGGTGTGTCATTGTCACACCCACACGAGTCACATGGAATTGCAAAGAGCGGTCATGTGGTTCGTATGCTGTGTTCAAAGGAGCGTTGTCGGTGTGTGACTCCCAGCCCTTTGAAGAACTGGCAGGGAACGCTAAGCGGTCATCAGAAAGGTCCGTACCGTCTTGCGACAGGTGTTCCCAGCCATTATTCTCCCAAGTAGGCCAAAGCCTTGGTCCATCGTAGGTTTCTTTGAATGTATCAGTTATGGACGGCTGGGCTTGAGCAGGGTGCATCAAACCACCAGAGCCCATGGTTTCGTTTTGGTAAGCCTGTATTCGGTCGAAGCCCGGTCGAACAATGATGTTGCCGGGGATTTCGTCAGCGTTGGGCAATCGAATTTTCATGTTAGGTGATACGCCAGAGCCAGCAATAGCAGGGGCCAAGCCCTCTATGTCACGGTCACTTACATGTCTGAAATCCATGATGACTGTGCCCAAAGGACTGCCACCCTCAAGACGATGTTCTTGGCCTGTGTCATCAACAACTTGCATGCTTTCAAATTGCAAGTGCTCGTTGGGTATAATCAGAGCGTTTTCCTTTTCGTTGATGTGCTTCTGTGCCAGTTGAGGGTGGCTCAGTTCCTGTGCTTGGATGATTGGGAACATAGCACTGTTCGTCGACTCAAAGGAGAATCGACAATTGCCCAGAATCTTTTCCCCAACTGTCTTGTAAGACCCACCGTCTTTGCGAACAGTCCAAGGTATCATACCAAGACCACGAGCATTTGATGCAGGCATGGTTAAGTTGCCACCATCCATTCTTTTCCAAACAATGTGTTCTTCTGTAAAGTTGCGAGCCGCACTCTTTGTATCGTAGTACTTGTACAGCCCTGCTGATGTACCATGATACTCTGTACGAGAAGCAATTCCCACACATTCTTGTACCAAAGTTTCTGCCAGAGTGTGTAATTGGTTGGTCGGCATGATTGACTTATCCCAGAACAAATCTCCTGTTGGGCTTTGACAAGGGTCTGCCCGACTAACATGGCTGGCTGAGGTGACCCGTGCATTTGGATAGGCAACTGTGTCGACATCCGGGTAGGCTGTGAAATCTGTGCTTGCTCGGATGTTTGCTTCAACATGAGGTCCTGCTGTGGCAGGAGCGTTGTACCGACTCTTGTTGTGAACCCTGCTTGTATTCCAAGCCTGCGTACCTGCTCTCAAGATGTTGCCGTCTGCCTTGACAGAAAGCCAATCACCAGATGCAATTATGCCATCTCTGTCTGTTTTGGCTATGAGAGGCAATTCACTTTCATGACTGACTGCTACCAAGTGACGGCTGGAAAGACCATGTACGCAAAAATCACTGACTAACGATGAAGGTGTATCTGTTATTCCAACAGGTGGGGATGATGCTAAGCAAGTTTCAGCAGAGCCATACGGAGCGAAGCCTAAGAATGGATGCCAAGCACCAAGTCCAGCAGGAAATTTAGTTCCCCCAATCGAGGTACCGTTGTAGGAATTCAGATAGGAATACGCCTCTCCTGCCCAACCAACTGCCCCTATGGGCTTGGTACGGTCGACTGCATCCATGAAGCCGTTGAAGTGCACCTGTGTCATGTGTTCACGAGATTGAGTCGTGTTGTTGTATTGGTGCGTACCTGCTTTGGTCCAGACATAGATTTTGACTGGTCCATTATCTCCGTTGACCTGAGCGGCGGCTATGGCCGCCTTTGTTGTGGGGTCAACCAAATTAGTGCTGTTCGTTATACCGTTCTTGCCAAGCGTGAAAGTTGAGCCGCTGTAAGACACATAGGGAGCAAAGGCAGACTTAGTACCGTTGCTTACACGCAACCAACCGTATGTAGGTAATGTGGTTGGCAAAGTAGCAGTTGCCTGCAAGGTCGCAACTGCACCATCTTCTGCGGTATAGCCATCTGCTACTGCATCAAGGGCCACCCAACCATAGCGGTCTTGCTTGCCTGCGTGTTGCATAGTTGGCAGGAAGGTACCACCTATTGCTTTCAATGGGTCTGCACCAGCGAATGTATTGATACCTGCGGCAAGCACTGTGGCCAGTTCTTCTGCATTCTGACAGCGTGTGGCGTCTATGATAAAGAAATTACCCGAAGCGTCTGCATGAGAATAGGCTTTGGCAATTGCACTGCTCACACGGAAAACGGATGGATTACGAGTGTCCCCACTGCCTGTGGCCAGCCTGTTAGTTGATGAAGGGTTTTTCACATTGCGGATTATATGGTTGTCTAAGAAATGACCACCGGGGTGGTAGCCTCCGTCCATGTGCCAAAGGCTGTTGGACGCTTTGGTGTTGGCTATGGCTCCTATGAAAGTACCTGCGTAATTCTTAAACACATCATCGAAAGGATGCGCGTAGGCAACAGGACTGCTCGGACCGAAGTGACTATCGTAGTACCGTCCCTTGCCTGCCGCTTGCCCATAGAAACGAGAATTAGGCATACCCTTGGTCGGCTCCCAATTGAGAATCCAGTTGTACCCTGATATGTTGCTGGCTTGGTATTCTTTGGTTGGTGGTAGGTTGGCAGAGAACCCGTAAAGAGTACTACCTCCGTGAGAAATCAAATTAGGCAGGAACGATTCTCCAGCAGGGTGAGCACTTGGTACTGCACTGTACCCGTTTCCTGTTGTAATAATGTCAGATAACTGTGGCTCATACGACTGGAAGTTGTGAGGAACAGCCTGCCCCGGTCCAAAGACCAAGTAGGTGGTAGCGTCACCTGCGGCCGATGTGGCCGAATATCGTGCGTGAGGATGAGAAAAGCGCAGTACGATTGGACTCGGGCGGTTGCAATTGACTGTCTTCCCACCGCCTGCGTATGTGACTCCTGTCGAAGAAGCGTTGGTGTTATTTCCACCATCTAAGTCAGGGCTCAGCATGGCATCTTTGTTGAAGAACGGTGGGTAGTGCTGTCCATTATGCTGATTGAGATAAGGTGTACCGGGGAACATAGCCAGCATAGCGTTAGTATCAATCAGTGCATAGGAGCCAGCGGCTTCACCTACATTCTGCATACCAGCAGAGCCAGTCGGTCCAGATGAATATGGGTGAGTGTAAAATTCCTCATAATCGTTTTGTGTTCCGTCGTTAATGTCGAGCGTGACTCCAGAGAAACCGCCGCCAAAGTACAGAGGTACCCATCTGTCAACACTGGAACGGCCACCACGGAAGTATAGGAATGGCTCTCCATGATGGCTACCTGTTGTACGAATACCGTCACAGTCATGGAATTTCAAAAGATTGCCGTGGTTGACAATGACATCCCCAGCGGCAACATTGCTAACAAAGTCAGCCGAATGATTGAGCAAATCTAATTTGTTCTCAGCGGCTCCTGCCTTGCTGACCGCTCTGGCCCAGTCTGTGTCACCTCTCCAGAAGACAACCTCTTCACTCCAAGCATTAGCATCGTTAGACGCTGGAGTCATGGCGAGGTAAAGATACTCATTAGATGGAAGCACCAAGTGGTCAGGTGTGGTACTCGTGTCCTTTGAGCCTATGTTGACCATCACAGTGTTGACGCACGGCGTGATTCGGTCACCGGGCAAGCGGATGTAAGTGTCCCCTCTGAGATTGTCACGCCACTGCTTGACATTGACGGAATCGTTAAGGCTGTCAACAAGTACAGGGGTTGCGGTGTTAGCATTGGGTCCACGATACTTTGTGGTGATATGAAGAACAGTGGCCGGGATGTAGCCGACATCGAGCCTAACACCGGCCGCAATTTCTGCCCCAGTCAGTCCGCCCAAATGATTTGTCCCTGTTCCAAGATTGCTTGCCGCCGCTTGAATGCCCCAATCCTTGCCAACAGACGATTGGAATAAGTGCCGCAGGGGTGTGACCTTGTGTTTGGAACTGTGTGCCTTGATGCGTATAGCGTCAGGTGCGACACCCCATTCTCCAAGCGTTTTGCCGTCTGGAGCCAAGTAAGATGTACAGTCAAATGAGGTGGCACTCACATCTTCAGTGTTCGGGTCTTCCATGTTGATGGCATGATTGACCGCCGCCGCAATGACTTCATCGGTGAGGAGCGAAGTGAAATTGATACGAGGACTAAAAATTCGTGTGACTGCACTGGAGTAGCCTGAGCCTATGTTTTTAACGCCGTACAGATAATGAATACCAGAGGCACCAGCCTTGGCGTAATGAGAGCGGCTTGTGTAGTAGTATGTTTCTCCATTGTTTGCTGTGCCAGCAACATCGTTTAATTGGATAAGCCCGCTGTCAGGCAGACCAAGATAGCCCAGAATATCTGTGTGCGCCAAGTTGCTACCAGTGCCGTAAGGAGCGGCTAAAACAATTTTGAAATTGTCATTTGAGCCGTCCTTTTGGAAGGTAGCAGATATGCCCACAGCAGGTGAATTGTAAGTGTTCCAAAGATTGCCACGGAAGGATTGCTTTGTACCACCAGTGTACTGTCCGCAGACATCACCTTTGCCACTGATGTGCTTTCCTATGGTGAAGCCACCCTGCCCGACATCACGGTCATCAAAGTGAATAATGACTTCGTTGTCCAATGTAGGCGGCAAACGAGTCAAAGAATTGCCCAGTGCCTCGCCGTATTGCTTGTACGCCATTCTGATGGTGTGGCTATCTCCACGGTGGTCAACCATGCGGATGCCGTACAGTTGTCCTGTACCCATCTTGTCAGGCCGAATGTCATCGTCAGGTATGTAGCCACCACCACTCTGGTTGACAAGGCCGTGTTGCTTGGTACCAGCGGCTAAATCTTTGTCGCCGTAAATGTAATCGTAGCGAGTGGAAACGCCATCTCTTCCCATTCCCCACTTACCAGCATCGGGTGCCCAGCCCGGAATGCCTGCTTGTGTTAATCCACCAAAGTTGATTCGGGCCTTTGCTTGTGTTCCCACCCGCAGACCCTCAACGAGAACCTTTCCGTCTGATTTAGGCTCAAAACTGGCATTGAGAATAGTGTTGCTACTGCGACCAGTAGCGTGCTCATCTGTCGAGTGAGCGTTAATCGCACCCGAGCCGTGTACTTCTGGACCAAAGTCGAGTGTGTTTTGGTAGTCTGCATCGACTTCCTCCATTGGAATGTACTCTCGGAGCGTAGTGATTGGGGCAAACGGACGACCAAACTTGGTGATTGGCATTGGTGCAGGATGCATGTTTTCACCATCCATCTCATCTGGCTGGCACCAGTAGTTGCGAAAACGCCCTCCGTGACCGATGAGGTACTCTGGTCTGTACGGAGCCTGTCCATTTGAGTTATCCATCCAAGCACAGAAGTTGCGACCAGATGCACCGGGCACAGTCGAGTGAACTATAATCGAGTAGCCCTTCTTGCCTTCTGCGTTATTGACGACTCTGCCAAGGTGAGCACGCATGTACCCCATGTGTGTACCTCGGTCATGACTGCCGAAAGCCGTATCAGAATTCCAGAAAGGAGCAGGGTCGTGTGTTGAACCAGTAGCGGCAAAGTCTGCTTTCTGATGAGGGGCAGTAGGGTCTTTGCGAGGATTGGTACTGGTCGCTGAATGACCTTTCCCTAAATCAAACCTATCGGCCTCGCCCAAAAATTGGTCAGCCGGTCGACGAGCATGAGTTCGTCCTGTTTTTGCCCCAGCCTGATTGATGCGGCGGACAACCTCTCTTGCGGCCGCCTCGATGTCAGTGATACCTTGGCGGACTCCTATTTCTCCAAAGTCAAGAGTGAGCCTACGGACGAAATCCATTTGGTTCCAATGTGGCAAATGTTGCAGGCGGCTTTCTTCGTGCCCAGACAAATCAAGTGTTGAAGACCTAATGCCTTTCATGGATAGGAATGCAGGGACTGCTCTCGTACCGTCAGGTGTATCGAATAATGTGGCTGTTTCAGATGTCGAAGAGTCTATTTGGTTATGTATGTTCTCTGGGTTTCCATACTCTGTGACATCGTCATTTGTTCTTCGCATAGTTGCAGTGACATCGGGTATATGATTATGATAACCTGTTGCATGTGTGGCAATCGTCACATTGAGTTGCCCTGAATTGTTGTGCGCCATAGCCGCTTCCATGAATTCAGACTTAGCAGTTGAGGCCGTTCCTTTGTGTTGACTTGGAAAACCGTTAGCCACATCGACAGGTGTTTTGACCTTGGCTGTCGCAGGGCTACTTTGAACTTGCATCCAAAGGTCTTGGAAAGCAATGAACTCTCGGTCATGAGCGACATCGTAAAGCAACACACGAGCATAGTCTTCTGTGCACTGATACGGGTCCAAATAGGCCACAGTAGGAGCCAGTGTAGCACTAAGCCCCAGTGCTTCGTAGTTTAACTCAATCGTCTTGTTGATGTGTTGTACAAAGTTGCGGCTCGTTTCCAAGCAGGAATTACCAATCAAGAAATTCTCCATCGGTATGCTTTCACGAGGTGTGGTTGCAAAATCACTTGCTCCTCCGAGGAAACCTGTCCATACTTGCCCTTCGTTGAGCGTGCCTCTGCTCTTACAGAACAGCCCCTCCACTGAATGTGGATTGGTGTATTGCATGTTCATCCAGACGGTATCTCCGTCCCTGAGCCCACCGGGGCAGAATGGATTAGCCCATTTGGTGTTGAGTAGTTGTGTGTTCAAAGTAGCAGGAAGCGTTGAGCCAGTTGCATGGAAATCAACAAGAGTGATTTCTGTACCTGCACTTGGGTTAAAGCCACTATCAATAGTAATCAAAGAAAGCACATTGCCCGTGCGTGTTTTGTAGTGTGCATGCTTGTAGGCACTTGCAGTGCTATCATAGTACCGAACTCGATACGCATGTGTACTGTGAGAAGTGGTCGCTGGCCATGTTTCAGATGATTCAAGCGTAAGATTCGGACTGCTGAAAGCCTCAACGATGGCACGGGCTCTTTTGTTTTGTACATGAGGTAGGTGCGGATTCGTGCTGGGACCAGAGCGGAATTCAACGGCAGAAACATATTGTTTCAATCCGTAGTCTATGTTGCCACCCTGTGTCATTACATTTGCTCGGTCGTAATAGAACTCGGAACGCTGTTCAAATCCTGCACTTGACAGCAACGGATTGTCAGCAATCGATGTGTAATTCATGTTTTGAATTCCCTGAGCAGGGGAAATTCGACTACCGACTTGGTAATCCCGAAGGAAGTTGGAAGAGAACGCCCATGCATCATCCGCCGCCGCATTTCCTGCAACGGTCAGATAGTTGTTGGTTGTATCGATGGCACTGTAAATCACCCACTCGCCATTCTTTGTAAATGCTGAACGGAATCTGAGTGCGCCTCCTATGCCTCCTATGACAACAGGAGCGGCCGAGGGTATTGGGAAAAGGCTCGCATCTTTCACATAGATGCGTCTGTTAGAACTGTCATACTCAGCACTGATGGTTGTACCACGCTTGTGTGTCTTTTGAGATACAGGATGTGAGAATGCACTGTGAACTTGTGGGTCTTCTGGTGCCACGCTCTTTGGTCTTCGACCAACAGGGTTGGGTGCCCATGTAGGTGCAGTGTAGGTCGCATCAAGATGCAACTTCATACTGTTGTCAGGACCGGGGAACACACCTGCGACAGGGTCATCAAAGAAAAATTCTTCAAAGAGCGGGAACTCAATCATAGCCCGTGTGCTGGCATATTGAGTACCCAACTGATAATCGTGCTGTACTGTGTCCAATGTTTGGAAAAGTCTGTCGTTGATGGTTGTGCCGTCAGGAGCAATGGACTCTGCGTTGAACTTGTCATCCACTTGCAAATAACCGCCGATTGCGATTGCTGTCCCTGTCTTCCAATCTGCAAACGAGGCGGCTTCTGTACCATCGAAGAGGACGAATTTGCCTGAGCCCAAATGTGTAGTACCAGAAGCAAATGTGAATACACTCCCTGTCTTTGAAGTGTATTCTGCGGAGGCAAACAACTGATTGTCTGCCCCTTCAATTCCGGGCTTTTGCAGGAAGATTTTTCCTACCTTTGGAAAGCAATAAGTTCCCCATGATGCGAGGTCAGTGGCATTATTATTGAGCGGTACGACTGTAATGGTGGTGCTACCAAGTGCACTCACCTTCGTAGTACAGTCCCTACGAGTCGACCAGCCAAGTCGTGCCGTTGGACTTGGGTCCCAAGTCGGCTTGGTGTTGACCGCTCCTTGTCCTACTCCACCCATAGTCATCGTGACTACTGGGCTACCGGGCATAATTTCCTTGACAATATGTGAATCGGGAGCACCGTCGCCCTTGACATTGACAGAATTGGACAATGCATCTGCGACCAGACCGTGTGCTCGCATAACCGTGTCATTCTGAGCGTTGCTATCAAAATCAACGACTTTACCACGACCAACAACATACTGAACGATGACGGTGTTGGGCTCTGAGTCGTCTTTGTTTGTCAGCATCTTTGTCAGTTGACTAAACCTACGGCGGTCAGAGGGCTGTACAACAACACGAGTCCGGCCGCTCTTTGTGCGATGGCCTATGATGTCAAACACTTCATTGACAGCGGTGCTTTGATTTGTTGAACTGACGGTCTGCATCAGCGGTTGATGGAACAACTCTTCATTATCGGCTACTGTTCCAGCAATACCTGCGCTTATACCAATGGCTGTGGAAGATAGGCTCGTAATTGCACCAAGCAACAGGCCCTTTTGAGTGTACACATTGAGTCCTACTCCGAATTTGGTAGTGGCGTCAACACCATCGACTGTGATTGAAGTAGCAGTTGCCGAATAGCCTCCGCCATTGTTGACAAGTACACCCGTACGAGGACGGACTTCTTTCTTGAACTCCGCTTGAAAGTTCCCAGATGCTTCTAAATTGGGTGTGATTTGTTCGTTAATCGATGCTGAGATTACCAATTTATGGAAAAATGATTTGTGGACAGTGTTATCGTAAAGCGCAGATGCAATCACCTGCGGTGCTTTCTGTACAGAGTCAGTTGAATGTAGCGGAAGATAGTTGTCAGGGGTCAGAGAAACATCCAGTTGTGTTTCTGCAATAGTACCTTCCGAATCATCGCCTACAAGCCCGCCGTCCTCAATGTAAAAGGACGAGTCAGAATCAAATTCCAGCACACCACCCGGTGCATAGAGAACTGCTGTTCCAGCAGATATGTCTGAATGGATGAGGTCAACCATCTTAACGCCAGATGCCAATTGCGTGTTGCCACTTGGAATTGTTTTTTCAATCAAAAGAGCACTGCCACGCAACGACACATTAACAATTGCACCCGTGACTGCGGCAGTTTGGAATGCTGATGTAGGTGCAGAGGAGAATGTCAGCGTTTTTGCACTGTGGTCGAGCGTAGCCGTAATGGAAGAAGCACCTGCTACCTCTCCTGCTATGCTGATGTAGTCGGCACGGATAGTAGTGCCTGTTTTACCAAATGCCTCTGTGCTTTGGAATTTAATTACGCTGGAAGAATAATTGTGGGTCAGCCGTCCTGTGGCGGCATGTTTCATACCCGTACCTGCAAAGTCGATTGCGTTGTAATGCACCTGTACGAATGGAGCGTAATCGTATGTTGAAAGACTGGGTACCTTGAGAATCGCTACTCTTGACTCAGTGGATGGAGTCATGTGACGAGTGTGTGCATCACCCGTAGGAGAAGTATCGCCCATGTTTCTCAAAGCAAATGACTCTGCGTCAAAGCCATCGCCACCTATGGCAAGAAGGGCTCGTTGAGTATCATCGACACCAGCCATTCCGTTTTCAACAGCCTGAGTTGGAACAGACGAAAAGGCCAATCCTGAAACATCGTATGGTCCAAACAAGTCATTGAAGACAACAGGACTACCGGGTGGGACACAATCTGACAAATCAGAATACTGTGCGGCAAAAGACGCCTCCATTATCTGTGCAACAGCGTCGATGCTCTGCTCGACATAAGCCGCTTTAGGCGTTGGCATTGTGCCCATGAACGGATGGCCGGGGATGTGATTGAGTGTGTGTCGACCTGTGTGGCCTATGAGGAAATTGTCAGCCATACGAGTGGTTGCAGAGAACTTTGAATAGCCGTTATCTGTTGTTGCCATAGTCAAAGCAAACAGCAACCCGTGATTTTCAAAGTCACTTTCGTCGATGAGAACTTGTCCTTGGCGATGAGAGAACTGGGTACCTGTACCAGCAATCTGATACGGCTCTCCTGTACCCCCGTCGACCAAGCAATCGCCCGTGACAATGACTCCGATGCCTGCACCGTGTGCCATAAGCAAACCTCTTCGACCTGTACTGGCGTTGCTTGCATAATCCAAGTGAATACTTTCGACGGTCATTGTACCAGCAGACGCATCCACTGCTGTGATTCTCACACGCTCAGGTGCTTCTCGGTTGGGAATGCCTGTGCTTTGGCTGTACCCAAGTGGATTGATAAGCAGATTGAATGGTACATGTGGTACACTGACAGTTGTCGATGACCCGCTGGTAAAGCGTTTAACGCTATAAGAGCCGTTTGATTGAGGGGAGGTGGTTAGGTCCACCGAAGTCAGACCGCTTTGTCCGGTGAACTCGTCGACCAAGGTCTGTGCCAATGTGGTACCGATTGAAATGGATGATGATGCTCCTGTCGAAGCCGATAGAGAAGGTAGCGTAATACTGGTAGCAATGGGTTCAACAGGTTCTTCAAATCGCCAAAGACCGAGTGTTGAGTCGCTCTTGGCAGGCAAAGACAAATCGTGCCCAGCGTCGGATGCTCCTCTGCTCCAGTGCACTGCCTCAATAGTGCCACGATATTCCCCTCCTGTACCACCAATGCTGAGTTGTGTAGGATGGAGGGACAGTTCGTGTTCTTCGTCAAGCGTTTTCGATGCGATGACATCTCCGTTGATGTGGAGCGAAAGTATTGTGCGGTCAAAAGTCAATGTCACTTGAAGCAGTTCTCGGTGTCCGAGATTAAGCCCAGTCAGGTCATTCTTGCTGTCGTCCTGTGCGTTGAATGTATCGTGTACATCAAGGCCAGCGCGAGGGAAGGTGACGCCGTCCCAGTATGCTACATTTCCATCCAAACCAGAAACGGCTTGTGCACTGCTCAATGTGAATGTGTTTTCAGCATCGTTGGCTATGTTGCGCAACTTGATTTGGGCGTGTGCAGGTCCGGGGCTCGATGGGCTTCCTACGATGATGCGGCAGACATTTTCCTGTTCCCAGACTATGCCCCCGGAATCTGGAATAATCCAAGCCTCGATAGTGAAGGCAGACAACGCAGTTGGTGTTTTCTGATGCGTCAGGTCACTACCTGTGTGTAGTTCTCCAAAGTTGTTCTTAAATGTCATTTGGGGAACAATGACACCATCGGTGATACCATTGAAGAAAAGGGCGTGACTTGGTTCGATTGATACGGTCATACTCACACCCCTATGACATGGTCAGCACTCATCAGTTGTAAATCATATCGGTAGGTACCATCGGCTCCTTCCTTCTTGATGTGTAATTTGGTAGGTACAACCGACAGACCGCCTTGATTGCCGACTGCGCTTTTACCTGCAAGTGTAGCCCATGCCTCTCCAAAATAGTCCCTCAGCCCGTCGACAAGATTTTCAAGCAGACCTGTTGAACGGCCATCTTCATTCTCACCGACTGTGTTTGAAACCCGCATAGGCAAGGTAGCAGGTCGAGAGTTATTACGAGAATCCTTTTCAGCAGGCGTCAATTTACCATAGGTCAAGAACAGATTTCGCACAACAGGAGTGATGTCGTTCGACTGTACGAGTGAGTGGTAGGGGATTTGTATTCCTCGTAGCAGGTCAGACTCTTTACGAGAATTGGAAATTAGGCCCAATAGGTCTTGTGCCTTGTCGCCTGCGCTCTTACCAAAAGAGTAGCGAGAAGGCAAACCAGTTGACAAAATTGATGGAGAAAAATCATTGTTAAAATCAGGGTCACGAGGAGTCCATTGTCTATCTTCATATTGGAACTTGTCTTCTATGCGTACGATTTGTTGGCCGTTGGCATGCTGTGATGTCGTCACAGTGAACGCATCTGCGACACGCCTTGCGCCCGGAACACCAAAGTGTCCAGTCGCTGTGATATTGGTTGTCAGTGCAAGTGCGTCTTTGATGATGAGGGCCAGTGTTGAGGCAGGGTTGCCATTTGTAGCACCTGCCTCCACATTCCCAATGGGTACATCAATATGCACATCACCCGTTTCAGCCCACTGCTTTGTTCCAACAACAGTAGGTACACCCGAGCCTCCGGCCCTGTTTGAAATAGTGGTGTTGAAATCAAGAACAATGTACGCAGGTCGACCAGAAGGACTACCGTCCCTGTCCCACCAATACGCAGGATGAAAGCGAATTGATTTGCCTGCTAACACTGCTGTCACCGCAATAGTCGATGTTTGTGAAACCCAATTGCTGGTTATGATTTCTGTGGATGCAAGACGAGGCGACTGTACAACTCCAGCATCATCGTCGTCTTCCAAAAGCCCAGAGATGTTCATTGTGACCTGTGGTAGGTTTGTGTCGACACCTACTCGCTGTGATGAAATCGGTAGTGGGAAAACAGTGACCCCACGAGAAACTGCGACCGCTATGTCTGTCGCACTCGTATTGATTGTGAAGTTATTCCCCTCACCAAAAACAAATCGAACAGGAATCATAGCATCACCTCATAGAATAGCGTCGACCGCCAACATTTTCATGGTAAAATCGTACACATTGGATTGGCCGCTGTGCTCAAATTCAAAATCGGTGATAATGGCTTTGATACCGCCTTTTTTGAAACCAAACTGAGTTGCCAAGAATTTATCACTGGCTGGCTTGGTATTGATGACTGACATCTTTTGACTTGTTGAAAACTTGCCATGAGTCAAAAAGAAATTGCGTTGAGCGAATGTTTCGGAAGAACTCTTACTGACAGTCGAATCATACGGTATCTGAACGCCGTAAATGTAGTCGCCTGCATTGTCCTGTGTGTAGCCCCTTAATCCACTCAAATTCTCTATGAGTGTGGCAACGGCCCCTTGCAGTGCGTTTGGGTTGGCGTAGTTGGAAGCAAAGTTCTGGCTATTGCCTACGATGCCAAATATGTCTTGCACCTTGTCGCCAGCAGATTTGACCTTGTTTCCAGCCCTGCCCCCGGTGAAACCTGTAAATTCATACTGAACTTGAGAGGGCAAAGTTGTATTTACAGCACCGCTGATTGCGCCAAGTTCTATGTCGGTCAACTGTGTGACAGTGACTAATGTTGGTTGATTTGTCTTTCCTGTGGAAATAACGGTGGAAAAAGCACTCGCCAACTCCCCAGAACCACCACTATTAAACCCACGAGAAGATACACCACCGACAGGGTCGGGCGTGACGCTGGTCAAAGCCTTACTTACAATGTAAGCCAAAATTTCAGATGGGCTCGTTGCCGTGCCAACATCCCGTGAAGCACCATTGGTATGAGTAGGCTGTGTTGGGTCGAGTATGTGGCGAATAGGAATCCCAATCACAGGGCCAGTCGAATAACCATCTCTAAATGAAAGAGGCGTGTTGTACAGTTCAATCACATCGTTCTGTACAGGGGTCGCAAAAACAGAATACAGAGTGATTGAATCTGATGTGACTGCTTTGACCTGACCGTAGGTGCCTTCGTTGAACTTACCTACGACTGATGCATAGTTTTGTTCAGCAGTCAGTTCAATCCACTCTCTTGGGTCTGCTCCGCTTACAGTGATTGTTTTGGTCGAAGCATTGAACGATGCCACGACCATATTGGTTTCTCGCTTACGGTTAGCATAGGCATGCGGCTCTTTGACAGAGCCTCCTCGCTTAGCATCAAATATGAATTTGACATCCCTGCGTCCGTACGGCTCATCGGTCTTGTGCCAGTAAGCCACCGGCATTGTGAAATGTTTGTCATGAAGCGAGGCCAAAAAACGAGCGTTAGCGCCGTTTTCTGTTGTTGGAGGTAGGGTAGGAAGTATTGAACCTCCTGCGTTCTGAAATTGGGAGAAGGCAAAGTTAGAATTGCCCCCCGTATCTCCTTGAAAAATAGGGCCTCCGGGTGTACCGCCGGGGGGATTATTGAAAGGGGTTTCTGCACCAAAATCAAACTTAGCCGTAGAAAATTCAGCCTTTTCTTGGCCTCTGTCGTCGATGAAGGTGCCGCTCATCTCGATAAGAACATGTGACATGTTGAGGTCAATGCTCGCTTTGAAACTGTCTGTAAAAGGAGTAGTCCATGCAGAAGACTGCTTGTCGACAACCATCTCAACTGTGTGCGCCGTCAAGTCGATGGTTTCACCATCTTCTCGGACCAGTCGGATTGGGAGTCGGTCTGCCATTTCAAATTCCTCTGTTCACGCCAGTGTTTTGCCTTGAGCCGCCCATTTTGGTGCGCAACTCTTTGGACACCATAGCACTGAGTTCCTTGGCTAATTTCTGCTTATCAGAGCGGTCAGTGACTCCGCTCACATCAATCTTGAGTGTGCTGATGTTGACATTGTGGTTTGTGTCAGTAGGCGTGGCCGGTCGTGTTGGAGCGACAGGGTCTGGTCGCTGACTTGGTTGCATAGCCTCCATACGGCTCTCTTCCAATACACTCTGGACATTACGCATTGGCTCGATACTCTGCATCTGACGCAGGGATTCACGAAGGTCACGGGTGCGTGTATGTGACACATTCATGACCTTGTTGAATTCTCGGATTTGCTTCCTAAGCCCTTCCATGTTTTTGTGAGCCGCCTCGGAATACTCTGAGAACTTCTTGACCGAGTCAACAGTCCGAGGGTCAATGTTTTCGTCCACCATGCTTCATCACTCCAAGGGTGGGATATAATCGTACCCCAAGTACACGGAGTCGGTTTGAGTTGCCTTCTCCTTTTTGCGCATAGCCACAGCCCAAGCAATCAGTTGCCGAGCATCATCCGGTGTCAATTCCCTCACTTCATCCAGCCCCATTTTGTAGTGTGTCATCATCAGATATTCGTTCCCTTCTCTTTGTAAGCGAAGCCACTCATCCGTCTGCTTTCCAGCGACGAACTCATTTATGCTGGCGACTTCGCCTCCCGAAAACTCAGCCATTCTATGACCTGAACTGGGTCAGGTACAAGTGATTGTAATTCGATGCCTTCCTCGACACTGAGTTGGCTCAGGGCTATGGGTTCACTAAATTGAAGCCACTTGCCAAAGGCAACCATCCAGTATTCTGCTAAGTCGATGTCATCCCGTGCAAACAATGGGGCTAATCCTTGAACATCAAAAAAGGTCGGCGTAGCGACCGTGACTTCAACTGACTTGCCCTGTATTTCCATATTATGTTTCTTCACCGGTTTGGGTGTCATCGTACTCACTCACTGTGTCATTTGAGGTAGCCTCTTCCGAGGGGACCTCCGAAGCATCACCCTCTGGCTCCGAAGAGGCAGAGATGTGTTCTCCAAATGGTTTGTCTGAGGCTTTGCCAGCCTCTGGGTCGAATGTGTCTTTGAGAGGGGCCTTTTTCTTAGATGTTTTTGCCTTAACCACAACATCGCCTCGGGGGTGAAGTTGGGAAGGGGTCTTCATTGGCATAGGCTCGCCTCAACAATGGAACAGGGTATCTGTGCTAATAACTTTGATGTGCTTTGGGTGCACCTTAATCTTGCTGTGAAGAAGCCCTTTATCGTCAGGTACAGGGATGGGAGCCTGTGTGATGACATAGTCATCAATCAACAACCGCATCTGCTGGGCTCCGTTGCTGGCAGATGTGCTGGGCTTAGTGAAAAGCATCTCGATGATTGAACTGTCTGAGTTCACGGTGCCACTGACTTCACGATGTGTGCGGAGTTCGTGCCATAGGAGAGGGTCACGGATGATGACATCCATTTCCAACTCAAATTCTTCACGGCCTTCACGAATGATGGAAGCGTTTCTGGTACCGCCGTATGGGACTTGCTTGATGGACCGGTTAGTGGAGTCAACGGTTTCTGGCACAGGCGTACCACCTACAACATGGAACGGCTCAACACCTGTCTTACCTCTCAATTCAAACGAAGAGATGTAGCCGATGTCTTGGTCGTATGCTTTGATGCTACTGTTGTAAAACATGAATGGCTTTTCAGAGCCCTTGGCTATGCCTGCTTCTTTGCGTCCCTTCGCATCTGTTGCTGTGTTTTGGAACAATCTGTGAGCAGTGTACCTGTCACCTGCATTGCTACTTTCCAGACGGCCAGTGTCAGTATAACAAGAGAGCGCATCAAAGATGCACCGGTACTTAACCTCAGCATCAGTAGTGGCCGTCAATTCCCACTCAACAACTTTGCATCCACGGAAGATACGAGTCAGTTGTTTTGAGTCAGTCGAGGAGCCGGGTGCGTTGCTGTTCTCCAAGGGGTACGAGCCTACATCACGATTGCGAATGCTGTGCTCTATGCAGAAAGAAGGAACCGTTTCAGCAGAAAACAAGAGCCTACTGACCGGGTTTTGGATGCGCCCTGCATCATTTACATGAGGACTGCCTGTGGCGTTGTTGGAAGCAAATCTGAATGCATAGATACCGTCAGATGTAGTGTGTTCGTAATGAAGTGCATCATCAAGATAGCACCTGAATTTACTGCTTCCAAGGTCTTCGATGGCAAGCACTCTGCGTATTTCGCTGGTGACTGTTTGGTCGAAATGATGGCTCTCGCTCGTGATGCCTGAACTGCCATGAGCAGGTGGCCAAAATTGCGAAGATGTTCCTTCAACACCCTTGTAATAAACGGTTGGTGCGAGAGTAGCATCTTGGAAAAGAATGTAGTCACCCACTGCCAGAGTGTGGTCACCAAAACCCAAACCATTGACATCAGCGTAGGTCTGTCCGGGGACGACTGTGGCTACCAATGTGTTGCCCTTGCTATACCCGTTGGCAAGCAATGAGGTATCGTTGATGGTTTCCCTGCCGAGGCTGTAATACAGCCAACGAGGATTATGAAGAGGCATCTCTATTTGACCGCCTCTGTGGTGGACCCGTCCTGTTTGTTGCAAAGCCGCTTGTCGCCCAAGACCTATGATGTGGTGCCGGAGGAGTTCAACCTCAGTGTCGGGCAATTTCATGTGCGAAGCCAAGCCAATGAACTGGTCAATGGTCGATACCTCTTTGCTCGTGGTAGCGGCGCTGTTCATTGCAAAAGCAGTGTCCCCGCTGTAAATCGAAGGCAGTCCCAACGAATGGATAAAGAGCGAATCTCCAGCAGTGCTGGACCGATTATTTGTTGTGTGCTCCAGTGCAGGAACAATTTTGATTTGTGTTTCTGTACCAGAAAGCGTGTGGTCAACAATTGAATACACCCTGCTGTCAAATCCGTCAGAATAAAAATCAACAAACAGACCCGTCGTTCCCGCTACCCCGGAGGGATGAAAAGTCAACTTTTGTCCAATAAGCATACCAAGAGGTACCTTGAGGATGGTTTTTCCAGATTCAAAGATAGTGACATTGTCAGAGCCCGCATTGGTCTTGAACGCCAATGTTGTAAAATCAGGGGTGCTGGCCGACCAAGTCGTCTGCCATGTGCACGGCTGACCTGATTGAATGTACAGTCCTGTTTCGTGTCCCATAAGGACTTCCGATACATCACCCTTGTACGCTTGGCCGCCAGACATGTTATCACGCACCCACTGGGTCAGCCAGTACTACGACCTCAACTTGAAAAGTGTGCCGGAAGAGTTTCTTCGTCCGGTCGCTCAAATCAGTTCTGGTCTTGAAGAGCATACGGTCAAAGTTGACGCCGTCGCCTTTCCTATCAGCGTGTATCAAACGACGCAGTTCATCTTCCATAAGGCGCAGGTGAGCACGGGACTTTGCTGTACGGATGTCAACAGTGATGTTGATGCGGGTCATGACAAAATTGTACAGGAGGTCGGGTACATCTTCGTTGTGCGCCGTTTCGTACAAAAGAACGAAGTCCGAGCGTTGTAGGTCCTGTCGCTTACCTCGTTCAGGCGTAGCGTCAGCAATGTCGAGGATGACTGGCTTGATGTTTTTTGTGTTGGCCCTGTTCCACTTCTCAAGCGTTTCAATAACGAGGTCGAGTGCTTCCTTTGCCATACATAACCCTCACTCAAACACAACGACTTCTTTGTAGCGAGTCAAAATTGAATTGGCTTCCTTCTTCCACATCTCTGCCTTTTGTGCAAGCGTAATGTTCTGACTGCCTTCTGGGATGAGTACGCTTCTGTCGTCAGCCATGATGAGGTCGACGGCGACGAGTTTGGTTGCCGCTTCTTCGATTGCTTTTTCCAAGTACCGCTCGCCATAGATGTAGGATGCCTTGATTGCGTTGAACTCAAAGAACGGGTACGAGTTGTTGAAGTAAATGATACCCATTTCGTGGTCGAGCCACCAATCCTTAAGTCGTCCTTGGTCACCGCCTGCGTCTGAGAATGCACCGATGTCTGACTGGAAGAAGTATTGAGAAACCTCAACACCCTCTGTGTCTAACTGAGTCAGGGCGGCTGAGCCGCCTAAAGCGGCTACGCCTGTCAGTGATTTTTTGTCAACACCTACACCTGTGTAAGAGAACACTCTTGTCGCTGTACCATTTAGAATCATGAAAATTCCTTTCTTAGGCCAGTCATCAGTTGATGCAAAGGAGAATACTGTCGATGAACTGTCAGACCTTACACCCGCATAGGCCAGAACCCCCGTGTATGTTGTCGGAGTTGATACCCGAATGTGGTCACCTACGAAAGAAGAAAAGGTTGCTATTTCTGTACCTGAAAGGGTGAAAATTTTAGCACCAGAAGAAAAGGTGTGTGACTTTGAGCCGGATGTTCTCAAGTAAAATTGATTGAATAGTGTAGCCCCGGCGCTCAATTTAGCAACAGGTGAAGAAAATGTCAAGGCAGGAGTTGAGTCGTTTGCCGTCACGACTGTTCCATAAGCGTCACCATTTGAATCGTGTATGGAAGAAGAATCTCCAGAAGAAAGGTAGCCAGAGTTTGTAATTGGTCTGTCGGTTGATGCAAGCAAAACCTTTAGAAAATCGTGTATTACTTCTCCAGTACCCGGTCTGTTGCCGGATGGGATTGCTTCTGCAAATGTAATTTGATAACCGCCCGAACTGCCCCCAAAGGAAGATATGACGCCCATTAAGGCTCCACCTGCTGTAAAAACAGATTGACCCGTGGTAAATGAACTGGCGGGGTTATTGGCTCCACTTTGCAGGACCACCGTGGTAAAACTACCTATGTACCCATTTACGGTTAGACTGGTGTCTGGTGCCGGGTAAGAAGCCACTGTTAATGCGTTGCTAACGGCTGTTAGTCCAGTAAGGTGATAGCCAATTGCTGTCGTGGTGGTGCGATTAGCCGTTTGGGAGATTTGCAAATTTTCTAAATCCGTTGCGGCGATTTGCAAACCTTCGCCGCCTTTGGTCTGACGCATGCTTGTGACTTTCAACTTACCATTACCATAATCTGAATTGGCACTTGCCAACGCCTCATTATGCACAGCGATGTTATCGGTTGAGCCTTCCAATATGAATGTAGGAGTGAATTCAACAGCAGTCTTAGACACACGGTCCTCTCTGTTGATAAGGTCGGCAAGATTCTGTGCTGTACTGACTTTGTCAAAGTCGGCTCGCCATTTGTTAGTGGCATCTGAACCTTCCTCCAAAGTAGCAATGCTACCGTTTGATAAGGCCAGATATATTTTTTCACCGGCTAATGCGTCTTCATTTACGATTTCTATGCGAGCCTCTGCCGAGCCAATCTCACGATAGTTCTCGCCCTGCCACATCTCAATGCGCAAGATTTGCTGAACATTGCGGAAGAGCAGTGGGGCTGTACCAACATAGTCCGTAAAGTACCGTCGGCGGTATGGCTTGTAAGTGTCGAAGTTGATGTACTCGGCAACTACGAGGTAGGGTCGCCAAGCATTGTGAGTGTAATTGTCGATACGGTCCTGTATCTCTTTGATACGCTGTTCGACATGTGCTTTGGTCACGCCACGGCGCTTGGATGTGAATGACGCTGTGTTCTGTACATAGGTGTTCTTTGCCAAGGTGTATGTAGCGGCAGTGACTGTACCACTTTCAAAAGGCAACTTGACACCTGTGGTGTGCGTAGTAGGCGCAGATATTTTCTTTTCAATACCCAAAGGGTCATCATCAGAATAGATGAAGATAGTGTCACCAGCACTGAACCCGTGTTCACGAAAGTCATTACCTGTGACAAACACGCCGTTTGTTGCAGAGTCTGCGCTTACGAGAACAGCCTCTCCCGGTCCAATACCAAGAAGGTCTGCTACCTTCTGTGCGCTCGTGTACACAATCGCTTCTGGATGCAGAGGGCGGGTTTCTGCTTCACCGGGACTGAATACTGCTGGCATTGAACATCACACGCCCTTGTAATACAAGTCGTGCTGGATTCCTTTTAGAAGTTGCGTTCCAAGTGACATTGGGAAACCTGTTTCGACATTATCGTCGCCACCAGTAGGATTCATTGCTTCGTTGATGTATCTTGCAATCCTTTCCTCAGGAGTTTCTGGTTCTGGTGGAGGTGGTGCATTTTGACCTTGCGTGAAGTCGATTTTAGGAGTATTTGCTTCAAACTTTTCATCACGCTTTTTACCTCTTTGGTTGAGGCGTTCTATCTGTGCATCAGGCTGAACTGCTCCGACTCTGTCGAGTGTGCTGTCAAAGGCTTGTGCTTCTGCGCTCTGCTCTTCCGTGACTGGCATAACTGCTCCACGAGCCTGACTTGGAAGACCTTGGATTGGTGCGTTAGGGTCAAAGCCTCCACGCTTTGCTCCGACTTTAAGTTCGGATGGTGCGTTTTCCATGTCCACGACATTACCTTGCTGGAAGTCCCGAGCAAGACCAGCAAGACCAGCAGTAGGTGCAGGAGTACCAGCCGCTCTGCGAGCACCCGACCTTCCTTCTGTGAGGGATTGGTATGCCAACTCAGCAGTGTTTTTCTCCTGAATCAATCGTTGTAAATCTGCTTCCATTCGTTCTTGCATGGGGTTCTTACGACCTCTTTGTCGCAGTTGTGCTGTTTTTTCGCCTTCTTCTGCAATCCGTTCACGCTGAGCATTTATCGCTTCTCTTTTTTGTTGAACCGTGTTCCTTGCATCATCAATGTTCATTCCGCCTTCAAGTCCAGCACGGCCTTGCATAGCCTCTTCGATTTGTCGTTGCATGTCGCTTTGCACAATGCCTAACTCATCAGGTCTTTCTGCCTCGGTTCTTTGGTGAATCATCATAGCAGATTGAAGAGCGTCTTCAATAGAGTCGTCTGTTCGTTCCGTACCAAAACCAAATTGGCTGGCAGGGGTACCAAACATTTCATCAGCCTTATCTTGAGTCATCAAAGGTCGTTGCGCTCCTGCTCCATATCCTCCTTGCTCCTCAAATCTCTTCTCTTCTCTTTCGGCAAATTCACGACGGGCCCTGTCATCAGTCAAGTCAATTGCATCAAGCCGGTCCATAGCGAAATTTTTGAATCGTTCAAATTCTTTTGGATTTGCCTGTGCCTTGTCTGCACCGAATGTGTTTAGGATTCGTTGGTCCAACCGTGAGGACTCTGTTTCAGAATCAGGCTTGCGTTGAACTACACCTTGTACATCGACCTTTTCTCCTTGTCCTACGGTGAGTTCTTGGAGGTCTTCTGCACTCATGGTTTCTTCATCATTTCGGTCTATTTGTGCAAACGCCGCCGCTAAGGTAGGATTTCCTTCGGGAATAGCATCGGGGAAATGCTCTCGCATCATTTCCACAGCAAGTTGTTCTTGCTGACTTGGGACAGTGACTTGAGGGAAATTGCGCTTTACTTGTGCAAGTACCTCTTCCGGTGTGGATGGTATGCTCTTATCTGTGACGGCCAGCCCTTGTGCGTTGACAAGGTTAGCCAATACATTGGGGTCTTCCCGCATAGCATGCAAGGCCATACCAATCTGCATTTGCATTCTTTCATCCCTGTCATCTTGAGTCGTAGTCTTTCGGTCAGCCATGTGAGGATAGCCAAACAATTGAGCCGCTCTTTGTGGCTCTCTGCTGATAAATCTGTGAAGGAATTTACTCATAGGTATTTGGTCCCGTGGCCCCTTCCGTGAACGGAAGTAAGGGCTGGCACCCGACGGGTCCTGTACAAGCATGTTGTGGCTAAGACCTGCGTCTTGTACTCCACCTTCTTCATTTTCGACGATGACTCTTTTCAACCGACCATCTTCGGTCAGCACCTTACGAGCCCTTGCTCCGAGGCCGTGCTTGAAGCCCGGTGGAATAGCAACAGACTCGGCGTCTGGTTGCATTGGTGCAGACGGCTGTGCTTCGGCTTCGGTAGGAGCAGGGCGAGTAATATCGTCAAATGAAACATTAGCCTGTTCCATAATTTCCTTCCTGTCGGCTTCGCTAAGCCCTGCTTGCTGTATCAATTTCTCCAAAGGTATCTCTTTCTTTGTTTTAGGGTCAAATGTTTTGCCTCCCGTAAGGGCTTGGTTCATCAATTGGTTCTTTACCTCTTGCTTTGAACTTTCGTCGGTTCTTTCAGCCAATTCTTCGCCTAAGAACCTCATTCTTTCTTCTTCGCCCATGCCTGCAACTTTTGCATTCCGAGCGACTTGTCGCTCTTCTTCTTCCTGTTCTCTGGCTTGTGCAATCAAATCTTCGGCACTTAGTTCACCCGGTTCAAATGTGGGCTCATCACGAGGTACAGCCGTTGATTTAGGTTTTGCCTGAGCCTCTCTTAGGTCCTTGTCGTAAGCAAGTCTGGCATCAAAATTATTACGATAAAATTGCATGTATCTTTTAAGACTGTCGCCTGCTTTCGGGCCGACCTTTTTCTCGCTACTGGTAAAATTTCGCATGCCCTCTTCATCATCGATTTTCAAGATGTTTCCTTTGCGTACAAGTATTCTGCTCATTCATGTCACGCTCCAGATTCATCGTGTGTTCCAAGATTGAAGTCCATTTTTTGATTACAGGTTCGACATTTGTCGACCCAGCAGAAGTACAGCATGCCGCACGCCTTACACCGTGTACCTGAGCCGATGTTCATAACATCTGCGGCTTTACTGGTACGAACCCGTTGCTTTTGAGTGATGCCCTCTAACGGACGCTCTGTGTTAAACACTGAGCCACTGCCGTAAGATTCTGCAAGCCGGATGCCACGCTTCTGCAAGCGTTCGATTTCTTCCAAGCCAAGGTTGTTCTGTGACTCCATTCAATCGCCTCAGACCAAGTAAGTGACGAGAAAATAATGGTTGCCAAGTGACATGAAAGGCTCGATAGAGAAAAGAGCGGTAGTGTTGGCGGCCGCTATTTCTGTACCGCCATTACCACCTATTGCACGGAGGTCAGATTGTATAAGGTCAGACGCTGTACCATCGGCCATAGCCTTGGGACTGTAAGGACCAATGACCCGAGAGCCATACCCTTGTAAAAGTGCCATCGTTAGTCACCTCAAGAGCGGCGACCGATTACGAGGAAAGTTCCAGCCTTTGCAGTACCACCGGCTTGACCGGGAGTAATTGTGATTGTCGTACCTGCAAAGACTGCCAAATCAGTCATCTTTGTGACAACTGCATCGGATTCGTCCGCCGCCGAACCTTCTTCGACTGGTTGGTCGTGAAGGGATGATGGATTGACGATGATTGCGTCGATGCTGGAAAGCCTGTCTGCCAATGCAATAGTCACTGCACCTGCACCATCTCCAGCAGTATAACTGCCTGTGACAATCATTCGGTCACCGAAAACGGTTGGTCGAGGGTCGATTGTTGCTGTTGTGTTTGCCATTATTGTTCATCTCCTGTTGTTGGTTCTGGTTGTGCCTCTGCGGGTTCTTCTGCGACTGGCGCAGGTTCTTCCGGCTCTGGTACAGGCTCTGGTGCGGGTTCTGGGTTAAGAACATTTTCGACCATGCCAAGGAGGGTGCCTTTGGTTGCGTACTTACCAACCGTTGCACCGTTGTCCTTTAGCCAAGCCGTGATGTCCTTTCGTGTCCAGCCCTCATCAGGTAAGCCATCTTCACCGAGGTCTGTGGTCACAGGTTCTGGATTGTCGCCTTCGATTATCCACCATTTGGCAGAGAACCGGTGACGGTATTCGTTCAAGAACTCCTGTGTCACTTCCAATGGTTGCTGGCGAATCGCCACCAATCGTGTACAAGGAACCCTTCGTTCATAGAAGGGACCCAGTGAAGTCACCGTAGGCACTTAACCACCTCAAGATACGATGGCCATAAAGCCAGTACTGCCGGTTAAATTGCCTTCACAAGCAAATGTGATTGCCGATGTTCCGAGCCCTGCGTCCACTGAGCAAGAAGTCGATGCGACTCCTGAGCCGCCGATTACGATTGCGTGAACCGTGTCTGAATCTCCGCCGATAGTCATTACATTGTTGTTCTGCACCAAAGTGCAAGTCCCAACAATCAATTTGAGGCCACGGCCTGCTGTGTTGGTTGTGTCGTCATTGGTTGCTTGGAAACCAGTGATGCTACCGGGGTATGCACCGGTTGCACCAGCGGCACCATCAAGCCAGCGTATGCCGTCGTTGAGGGCACCTGCATAAAGGTCCAATTCAAAATCGACGGTCATTACGCCGCCTGCGCCTGTTGTTCGTGTAAAAGTTGTTGCCATATTTGTTCATCTCCATATTTTTTTTGTTCACCATCAATCTCAAGACAAATCTCGGATTGAACCATGACCTCCAAAGAAAGTTGTCCAGACTTCACCCATTGTTCGGTAAAGTCCCTCTTGTCCGAGGCGGTTAATGGCGAATGGGTCACCGGTTTCAATACCAGACTCGTAGTACTGAGTTGGTTTTGCAACACTAAAGTGAAGGTAGTCAGTGTCCAAGAAGTACATTCGGCTGATACCGTCTGCTGTGACATCCTTGGATGGAATGATTGGGACACCGTTGTAGGTAGCGACGATGAATCCGGCTTCGATACCGGGGACACCCTTGACGCCGCCCATGGTTGGGGTCACACGCTTTTCTTCCATGAACCGCTGTTGGCTCTGGAGGAGTTGTTGCAGGCGCATCAAAGTGTCATATCCTGTGAGGATGACCTTTGGATTGCCACCACGGACCCAAATCTTCTGGAAGATGTCGTCGATGTGGTCGAGGCTGAGAACACGCTCAGTCAGCGAAGCGTCAGTTGCGACATTGACTTCTGCGTTGGACCAAGAGTTTCCACTTCGGTCGATGCTGTAAATGTCAAGGTCAGATGCGGCGCTCACATGCGCAGTGTGAGTAGTGGAAGAGCCACCGCTCACGGTTGCGGCATATCCAGTACCGGTTGCGTCCATGGTGCTTGAAGCAGTGATTCGGTCCAAGGACTCGTAATCGTTGCCAGCAGGAGTGTCAACATCTTGCAAAAGCATCTTGTTGATTTCCTCTGCGTGGTGCTTGCCCATTTCCTCTTTGAGGACGGAGCGGATGTCACCAAGACCGTCATCCTTGTCGTTAAGGAAGATTGCAACTTCGCTCATGTCGAAGGTGTGTGCAATGGTCTTTGGCTTTGCGGCCACATGTTGGAAGACAGGCTTGGTGGTTTCTGGAAGTGTTCCATTCTCAGCAATGCCGCCACCCTTGGATGAATCAGGGCGAGCGGTCACGACACGCCATCCAGAGCGGTCCCAAGGTTTCTTGGGCAAAATGCTGAATGCGTTGAATTCTTGGTTGAGTTGGGACCACACTTTGCGTCCGTAGATTGCTTGGTAGGTACCAGCAGTCGTCGAGAGCATTGGTGCGTCAGCCTTCAGAAGTTCACTACCGGAGTATGCGTAGCCCATGTTTGAGCCTGCACCGTAGTAGTAGCGTTCCATATCGTTAATTGTTCGTAGGTAGTTTCGTGCCATATATTATTCCTCCTCATTCAAATGCTTTTCCCGCAAGACTGTGGACTTCGTCCCAAGACATGTTTGCGAGGTCTTCAGTTGAAGGGACATTGATGGATGGTGCGGCGGCCGACTTGCGGATGCTTGCACCTTCGGCGGAGCCGAGGTTGTCGATGCGACTGCTCAAGGAGGCAATTGCCTTCTCGATAGAAGCAAGTGGTTGGCGTGCATCAAAATCTTGAGCACGGCGGGATTCGACTTCGTGAGTCTGTTCCTTGGCGAGTCGGTCAGCGAACACATTTCCAAGAGAGGACTTGAGTTGCTTTTCGATGGATGCGGCCTTGTAGGCTTCGTATGCCATCTCGACTTGAGAGGAGGTGAGGTCGGCTGGGTGAAGGTAGCCCTTTGCAACATCTGCTTTGGAGCCACTGTTCAGGGCGCTGATTGCACCGGTTGATGGGTTGCCACCTTCTTGGGCTCGTCCACGGACTTGTCCAGCGAAGTATTCAGCACCGTCAACGGACGATGGGTTGTCGAAGCCACCAAGTTGTGCCTTCTCCAAGTTGTCGAAGTGGGAACGAGCGTTAGCAGTGTCAACACCGCCAGCCTTGAGTGTGTTCTCCATCCAGTTGAGGTAGTCAGATGAGATGACATCGCTGTATTCGGATTTTGCGGCCATGTCTTGGTCGCCACCGTACATTTTGTCTTCCTTGTCCTTGTCTTCGGACATTTCTTTGCCCTTGTCTTTGTCCTTGTCTTCGGAAGATTTGTCTTCATCTTTTTCTTCTTTCTTATCGTTCATGGCCGCAAATGGGTTGACGCCTTTTTCACCCTTTTCCATTCCATCAAGTCGCATGTTAATTCTGTCCAGTACGGACGAAAGTTCATTCATTGTTGTATCTTCTGTCATATTCGTGTCCTCCTTCAAAATTCTGAAGGTTGCTTCTGGGTTGATACCCTTTTCGCAAATCGTCACTTCGTGGAGTTCTAACTTGGAGATTTCAGTGTAATCTCCATGCTTTGAATCGGATTTGTTGACACGCTTGAAAGCCTGTCCTCCGATACTGAACCCCCGTAGGGCACCCTTGCGAATTTCATTGGCCACTTCTCGGGCCTTTTCGATGTCATCACGAAGTTTGATGACAACAAAGAGCCCGGCATCATCAACGCCGGATTTCCAAAGTCGTCCACTGCTATCAGTGTAAGAGTCGATAACCGACCCGACTTGGATGTTGGAATGTGCGAGTTGCACATTGCGGAAGTCTTCTGCTTTCATGAATCCACCAAATGCATCCTTTAGTGCATTGCGGGTGATGAGGTCGCCTTGCTTGTCGACCATTTCGACGGAAGCATATCCTGCGACGACAAGGTCCTGACCACTCTTCAGAATAGAAATACTACCTTCTTGGGAGAAGGGAGTGGTTCTGAGGGAAGTCGCCATGACCATTACCCCACGATACGACGGTCATATTATATTAAGAGGTATGATACACGGCTTTGTCCTCTGTGAGTTCTAAATCAGAACTCAGTGCGCTGTTTTTATCAACTTCTTTTTTGTCTTCGGCCTCGTCTTTCTTGTCCCTTTCAATATCACGCACATCGTAGTCAGGCATGGTGTTGCTATCGTCAAGGTTTGTGGGGCCGCCGGGTGATTGCAGGCCAGAGCCATAATCAAAAGCGAGTCCCTTTGCTCCAGAGTTATCCCCGCTTACGGCACCTGCACTGCTCTTGGCAAGCAAACGCATAGCAACTTCAAGTCCCTTAGCCATGACTGCTTTCTTTTTCCAGTCCGTGTCCTTGACCTTCTTAGGTTCAATGAGTGGTTCGGCATCATCTTCGGATTCGTGCACCTGTGCCTTTTCTTCGATTTCCATGTTGGCCTTCAACAAGATGCCAACAATTGGTGACCAGAATGGGCGTTGGCTTTCTGAAAGCCGAATCAGATAACCGTTATCACTGCGTGGCGTGTGGACTGCCCAGCCTACTTGTGTTTGCGTAGCCTTGTACAAAACAGAACCCTCATTCATTTCAATACGAACAAGGTGGCCCTTTCTAAAAATTTCAACTCCGTGTTGGTATGGTTCAGCCTTAGCAAGAATTCCAAGGGAGTCACTGCTGACGAGGGGGTCGCCTTCCGCTTCACCTTCGATTTTAGATGCATGTACCGTGTACAACTTCTGCTGTTCAGACGCCTGAGTTTCGGTCACATTGGTGACATCGACCTTCACCAAGTCACCGACATTGTACTTGTCTTCACTTTCAAAAGCCGCTCCAACATCCATGTAATCTTCATCTTCGTACTTGACTCTGCGGTCACCCAAGTCTTCACCGTGTGCAACAGGTCCGGTTCCAAGTCGGTATGTGTAAGGCCCGTCACCTCGGCGGTCAAGGACCATGAGCACAACTTCTGTGCCGCTTTGCAACATAACCCACTTTGGGTGACGAGGCTCTCCTTTCATGTAAGCCGACTGAGCGTCACGCATGAGAATGCGGTCAGTATCGAGAGCCTTGACCGCAGAAGCAAGACCGTCGTCGTCAGTGAGTTTTGTGTCAGATGCACTGGGCACATGCACCATCTCATAACTTTCCATGGCACCACGAAGAATCTTGATGCGCTCTTGAACCACCATTTCGTAGGCTTTTTCATCGTCGTATTCAACAACATCGAAGATATGCAATACATCCTTGCCACGGATGACATCAACGATGTACTGCTTATCACTGACTTTTTTGAAAGCATCTTTCTCTTCATCAGAAAGAGTAGCCTTAGAGAAAATTTTGCCCTCTTTGTGACCAACGAAAAACCGCTCGCCTTCTGGGAATGCACTTACAATCCAGTCGCCAGTGAACCCACGAAGATGTTCCAAATCACTCAGTTCAAAAATACGATGCATAGGTTGCAAAGATGGAACGCCCTCTGGCATGTCCTTCCTGATGACATCAGGATTTGTGAGCGAGGCAAGAAGCGAAGGGCCGTCCATCTTATTGTGCTCTGTACCCTGACCGCTATATATTGTTCGGTTTGCAGAATTAGGTAGCATAGAATGAGGCATGCTGTCCAGAGTGTGAGCACCCTTGTGCGCTGGACCGAATGCAGAATGATGTTCTGGTGGAGCAAGGGCCAGCACTGAGGGCAGTGTCGGAGTAATCAATTGCATCTTTTCTGGCTTATCCTTCTTGTACGCTGTCATTTCTCCTGTGGTATGGTCGATGTGAAGACCAAGTGGTACGGTGTGGTTGCGGCTACCCTCATGGTATCTGAGCGAAGGAGAACTGTAAATGGCCATGGCGGCATTTGTGTCATGGCTACCAAGGGCACCTATCTGTTGTAATTCTAACGCATGGTCTTCTCGCATACTGTGAGTCTTTCGCTCGTGTTGTTCATCAACTGGTCGAGAAACAAAACCAGAAAGTGTCGAAAGCAAACCGAGGATGTGCTGGTCGTGTTTTGTGACTTGGTCCGGTTTTTTGTACCGTTTAGGTACCTGCAACTCTGGCTCGCCTGCTTTTCTGCGGCGTTTGTTCTCTGTTTCAAAATATGTTGGAGAAAGTTGATGTGCGGAGGAATGGAGGGGGTGATGTGACAAAAAATTGTCTTTCATTGCGGGTCTGTTTTTTGTCAGGTTCTCAAATTGTGTCAAAGTCTGCATAATCTTGCGTCGACGGTTGAACCTATCCGTCCAACCTTTGTCCTGTGCGTGCAGAGGATGGATGTTCGTGCCCTTAATATGCGAAGGCTTCGCTTCCTTTCCACGGGACTTGCGCCTTTTTGCCCCTGTAAGCAACAGGTTTTCCAAAGGTACATTGTCAGCAGACTTGGTATTTCCCATCGGATGTCTATCGACGATTTTGTCACCGATTTTCCTAAAACTCATTTCATCTTTCAGATAAGTCGGCAGACTGTCACCGAACTTTTGACCGTACACTTCATCCGACATTCCGCCCATCCTGCGAATAATTTCTTCCGAAGGGACGACCATGAATTCCCTACCTATTTTGTCTTCGGCCTTGTTTTTCGCCATGAGTTGCCGTTTGACTTCTATGGCGTGCTCGATGACCCCTTTGTCAACATTGTTCTCCACGACCTCGTTCCCGTCCTCATCCTCAACCAGTTCTGTCAAATCCAATTTTCTAAGCCACTCGGCATCTGTCAGACCACTGGGGTTAAGTTTGTACGGGTTCGTTTCCAACATATTGACAAGCATATTTTCGTGCGATACGCCCTCACCCGGATTTTCTTCTTCTACTTGCCCAACAACGGGCATCATAGCCCCGATTTTATGACTTCCATGTGGAGCAACATTGAGGAAGGTATTCCCTTGCATCATCAGCCAAGCGACCGCTGTGTCAGGCCGTGGGTTTCCAAATTCATCCTTGAACATTTCAAAGGGGTCAAAGCCTTGCTCAAGACATTTCTGCAAGACTAACATAGCCGCTTGTTCAATAGCCTCAATGTGACTATTGACTGTTTCTTGAAATTTACCTTCACTGTCCAGATGCCGATAACGAGGGTTTGGGATTTCTTTACCTTCCCTGTCCAGATGAGGAGCAATTTCATCATCAGTCACAACATTGAGTTCGTTCTCAATATCGAGCAAATCTTGCTCATGATGGTGTTTTTCCATTTTCAATCTGTCTATTTCTTCAACCTGTACAGCATCTGGACTGTCCAAGCGCAGGAGTTTTTGCAAATCGTCGTTGACTTGATGGAGTTCCATAGAGATGTAATCATGGTTGTGATGGAGTTGTTCAAGTCTTCCATCTTCATCTTCATCTTCATCGGGCAATTGAACCGTTTCATCTGAACTCTCAGGCAGTTCCCCTGATTGTCGTGCCTCAAGATAACGCTTGAGGCCAGCGAGGTCCCCTTCAACAAGTGACCCGCCTCCGTGAATCTCATCATGGCGTTGTCTTGCCAATTGTTTTTGCGTTTGAAGGGTCTGCAAACCTTGTTCGACATTGCGAACCGTTGCCTCGGGAATAAGAGGGTTTGCCTTTACTTGTGCCAGAGAACTGAGGTACTGTTGAAGCAACTCTTCTTTCTCAAAAACGAACTCAGGGGCACTAAAAGAAGGCGGAATCGCTCCTTGTTTTCTGCGCTCTCTGTGCAACGCCCGCTCAAATTCTATTCTTGGCCCAGCCCCGAATTGAGCGTCGGGTACATCAAGCGGTATCTTTCGAGCATCGTGGGCTCTGACTCCTTGGGGATGCGTGGAAGGTAATCTTGCTCCTATCATTGCGGCTATCTTGTTGTGAGGCAGTGCCCTTTGTCCTTCCTTGAACGCAGAAGTTGATGTTTCAATGGCATTATTACCGGTACCCAAGAAGGCATTGTACGGAGCATGTACGGGTGCCTTTGTTGTATCGAATTGTTTGTCTTTGATTCTTTTTGCTGTACCGGTGTCACCCGCCGACATGGCCGAATGGTATTGAGTGTATGCTTCATTTACTTGTCTTCCTGCAAAGGTGTTGAGGTCACGAGTAATGTGCCTATTGCCAAACCCTTTCCAATACACGGGTCCTCGCCCAATACCCATGTGCATTGACTCATCAGGTGGAAAGACAAAATTGACAGGGCCGTGTTCTGAATCTCTGGTAAATTCACCACGGAGGTCAGGTACACTATATCCGGGGCGCATGCTGTTCAATTTAACATGAGAGTACCCCGGCAAAGTATCACCTACTGTATCTTCATACATAGGCCCCATCAAGGGGCGAATATCCATTTCGTGCGCCCCTTGTTGATGTGAAGAAAAATGAGTTGACCTTTCGCCCTCAACCAAATTAGTTGTGTGCTCGATGTGTTTTCTGGTTTCGTGAGCCTTGCCCATACCACCTGTCCGCATGTGCGCTTTTGACCAATGATGGCTTAGTGATTCAGGCTCATTCATTGTGTACTCTTCTGGGTGCGCACCTTCACCTTCGTGCGCAACATAAGGCTGAGAGTGGAAAGCAACAGCATTTCTTGCACCGTGGTCCTTTCTATTTTTACTCATTTCTTCTTCAAACCTAAGCAGGTATTGTTTGATTTCATCTGGAGCCCAGTCCACTGAATTAGGATTCCACAGTTCCCCGTACAAGGGGTGCTCTCCCTGCTCATAGAACCTGTAAGAATCGCCTCTCCTCTGAGTTGAGTCAGGGTCAATACCTGCCGCCAAGAGCAAATCGTTCTTTGAAAAACGGTCCTCGGGCGTACTATTTGCTGTATTTCTTCGGCGTAATCGACCGCCGCTCGGAAGGAAATATCCATGTTCATGTGGTTGTTTCATGTTGCCCCTTTCAGAATTGTAATCAAGAATGCGTTGAAACAAATCAGGTGCGTTCTGTTTGAATGTATTCTTAAATTGTACATTATCGTACTTGTAAGGCGGGTCTTTGAGCAATCTGGCAAGGACTGGGTTGGCGGCATAATTTGGGTGCCCTGTCCAGTGCTGGGCAATAGAAGAATAACGCTGTAAAAAATTACGCTTGGCTCGGGGTATGGAGTAATTCTCCAAACCCGGTATGGTTTGGTGCTCAGGGCTGTCCATATCATTCTCGGCCATGTGCTGATACACTTGTACACGCTGTGCAGGCGTAAGCCATTCCATTCCGTACAAGTAGTCCTCTTCACCCATACCTATGCGTCTTCCGCTCTCTTCGTCAATCTCGTCGCTTTGCCAACTTTTGACAGCCTCGTCCATGTGTATTCGGCGTAGGAATTTTTCAAATTCTGCACCGTTAGGGCCATTCAGTCTATCGAGGATTTTTGGATTTCTTTCTATTTGTGGTTTGAGAAAATTGTAGTAATGACGCTCATACAAATCGTGATTGCTTTGATTTTGCGGCAACGCACCTAAGCCATCAGGTTTTGTAATGTGGTCACTTAACAGATGCTCCTTTTCCCAAGCGTACTCTTTCTCTTTGTGCTTTTTGGAAACACCATCTGTGAAAAAGGATTCAAGCAAACGAACCCACATAGGTGCCATACTGAATTTTTCGCCGTCTGATTTAATTCCGCTATGGGTTTCATGCAAGGGGTCGAAATCAAGCGGCGACACATCTGGAAAGTGCTCTGCGCCCGTACCACGAAGTTCTTCCTGACGCTCAGGTGTAAGTTCGTTGAATTTTTGAATACGGTTTTTAGGCCAATGACTGCCTCTATGGACAGAGTCTTCCAATTTCTGTACTCGTTGTTCTTGTGGATATTGGGTCGGCAGTGATGACTGATACAGGCCGGGAGCGTCGGCAGAAGTTAAGGGCGGTACCGGTGCATTTCGATTTTCCTCATCTTGATACAGGGACATTGCCCTGTTAGGGTCAACTCCCAACGCAGAGGCTTGGTTAGCCTCATCTTCTGCGTCTTTCAGCAGAATATCTTCGGACAAACGCTCACCGCCTCAATAGCGGTCGTTTGCTTTCTTGTCGCCGCCGTCGGTCAAGTGCCCTGCGAGCGTTGAGATAGCAGTAGGGTAGTAAGGATTCTTGTCGAGAACATTTGATTTCTCAGAGATAGCGCCCTTGTTGGCAATGTCTTCGACGGAAATAGTGCGTTGGTTGGTGCTGAAATACTGATTTTGTACACCTGTGTCGCCACCAACTTGAGTATGGAACTGCACATCGTTAAGGTCAGTTCCTTCTTTCTGTGAGAAAGGAACGCCTTGTTCTTTCAACAAACGCTCTTCAACAACCTTAGCGGCTTTGAGAAGTTGGTCAACTTTGGGGTCACGAGGTTCGTATCTTGGTCGCATGTTATCACTCCATTCCTGTTCTGTTGCCGATTGCGCCTTTGCTTTTGGCATCGGACGCAAGTTGGTGAATATCTCCCCAGTCCATTTCATGGAACTCTCGGTTTGATTCTGGCATGTTAATGCCGTCGATGACTGGGTCAGACTTGAGCAAATCGCTGTGTGAATCTCCTCGGAACAAGTCAGGCATGACATCGGCAGGCATTGCGCTTCGTCGTGACACAAATCCTGCTTTCTTCAATAGAGCCGCAGGGTCTTGCATTAGACCCTTAAGCACTTGATTTTCTGCTTTCAAAACCTGCAAGTTGCTGTCCATAGTTTCCATTTTAGAAATTAGTGCAGACATCAACTTCTCGGCGACATTTTCCTCTCCTTGGTCGCTCATTCAAATCCCTCACAGTGTACGGTTGTTGCGTCGTTGCATGATTGGGCCACGACGAGTTGTTCGGACAGTTCCGGGCAACACACGAGTTGTTGCTTCGTGAACGGTTTGAGTGCTGTTGAACTTCTGCACCGGGACTCCGCCCACATAGATGTCGTTGATGCCTTGAGGAATGGTGCTGTTGTCTGACTTGGTAATAGCGGAGTGCACATCGTTTGAAAGGTATTCTGCATACTTCATCACTTCGGTGATGTGAGTTCCTGCATTGTACGAATCTTGTTCTTCAAGTGCTTTGTAAAAAGCGTCAACATGACCTCGCAATTTGCGAGCCATTGGGTCCAATTTCTTTAGGTCCATGTCCATGCGATTACTCCCTTTGCCTTTAAGTTTGCTCAAAAACCACCGGTGCTGTCACGGGCTTGCTGTAATGGCGATGCTGGTTGACCTCGTTGCTGAACGCTTCCTATTGGTGAGCCTGAGCCCATCGTTTGGAAGTTTTGAGGGCTGGCTGGTCCACGATTGCGAAGACCTGCGCCTTGTCCTCCGGGGTTCATAGCGGCCATGCCTGCATTCGCTTGTCCTGCCAACGCTCCTGCGAGTTGTGGAGGAATGTTGCGTGTAGGTAAGCCACCGGGTTGCCCCATGCCCATACCGCCGCCGCCCGGAGGCATGCCGGGTTGGCCGGGTTGGCCGGGTGGCATTTCCTGCTTCTTGTAAATGAAGCGTAGGTCACGACCGCCCTCTTCAATGAGTTCGGCCTGATAGCCGAGTTGAGCCATGCGTTGTGCGATGTTGACTTCCATTTCATCACGGCGAAGGCGAGTGACTTCGTCTTCCTCTTCGTTTGGATAAAGCGTAAGTTTCCAATCATGGACATCCATTTCTTCCATCAAACGGGGGAACAGGTTCTCAGTGTACACTTTGTGTCCGAACTCAACGGCACGATTTGTGACAAGGACTTGAAGTCCTTCGTTGTTCAATCCTCCAGATTTACCAGTGTCCATCATGAATACATTGGACACACCATAGAAAGCGGCCAAACGGGTTCTCATTTCATCACGCACAGAGATGTATTGCATTTCTTCAAGCGTGTCCATGAACTTAACCCAGTTGACGCCGCCACGGCCGTTTTGGCTCTCTACCGCAATCTTAGGAATGTAGTGCGGGTCACGCTCAAGTTTCTCATCAACCCCTTTCCAGAAAGATTTCATTGATTCGACATTGTCCGTCGTAATCGAAATAAGACCTCTTGGCACACGACGCTTAGAATATGCAGTGTACATGTAATTGTCCATGGCTGTGAGAGTCATAGCCTGTCGCCACAGTGTGGCCACCGGACTTCGACCGTACAACTTTGATGGTTGGTACTTACTTACATGCAAGATTTCACCTTCAAGGTAATACTGCGTTTTACCTGCACCTGCTGTGTTGACATGGTGAACATCTTCCAGTTCATGCCCACATGTTTCGCAGTTCTTGTCGCTTTCAGAAAAGCCACGCACTTGGTCACGGTGAAGAGGGCAGACTTTGTATCGTCCACCACGCACACCTCGCTTATCAGCGACAATGCGCATAAAAATAGGGTCACCTCGCAACAACTCTTTGATGCGATAAAATTCAACTTCGTTAGTTTCTGGGTTGACATAGTATTCCTTAATCATCACCAGAAACGCATCATCGACAATGTTCAAGTCGTATTCAATCTCACGCAAAACATCCATGAACCGCTGTTCCATTGAGTTGCGCTGGTCGATAAGCCACTTTGGATAAACCAAATTGTTAGGGTCAGGCTTAGAAAGTTCTGTTGCGCCACAGTCGACGCATTCTTCGACATCATGTTGGTGTTCTTTGTCACAAATATCGCACTTCATGTGATAGGCTTTTTCCCAATAATAACCCCGGCGAAAAATTTCCTGCTGAAGAGTGGTGATAACCGTACGCAAGATGACATTCTCTGTCGCTACCGAATAAAGTGCGGGAATGGTGATACCCTGAGCAATCACAGGTTCTTGAATACCGGTGGTCCACAGTGGCATCTGCGGCTCTGGTGTGCGTCGACGGCGGAACCGGTCTGTCAAATTGTTCAATGCTGTTCGTACTCTTCCCTTTTCTTCTGCCATCATAGCACCTCTTTCCAACTCATGACTGTTTCTTTGTCAATGGTCCAGTCGCCCATTTTTTTATCGAGTCTTTCGGGGTCATCCTTCCAATTCTCATACTGAACAAACAAGCGCAATTGCTCCTTGTGAATAGAACTATCCTCTTCTAAGCACCTCAATGCGGCCTTTGCTTGAAGTTCCTTCAATTGTAAATGAGGAAGAACCCCGTCGAGTACTTTCTTCACATCGGACTTAGATTGGAAGTTGAGTCTGTGTACCTTGCGCTTACTGTTTTTTCCGACAGACTCGTCAAGACTCAGGGTACCGCATCCCAAGGTTTTCTGCAAACGCTCGCAGTGATAACGACCTCTGTCACCAGTAGCCACGGCTGATGCTCGTACCTCACCACGCTTGGTGATGAAAATTGAGCCGTCAGCATCAAAGAACCCAGCGGCGTATGCCCACGGGTCTTTGACAATGATACCATCTGTGGATAAGAGAACATATTCGCCTCTGCGTGGAGCCTTGATGATGTCGACTTCTTCGCCGTACATGCTGAGAAGTTTTGACATGCGGTTAGAATCAACTCGATTTGCTCCCTTCTCAATCATGTTTGATGTGATGTCACGGGCACGCATGTGCCCTTTTTCTGAAAGTTCTTGCTTGGCCATGTCGAGCCAGCCTTTCTGTTCCTTTGTAAGCGTGTCAATTTGGTGCAGTCCACTGCGCCACATTTTCTTAGCATCTTGACGCTGTCCCATAGCAGAGAGCCAAGCGTTTTGTTCTTCTTCGCCCCAAACATCTTCAAATTCGTCCAACATCTTGAGAGCGTCATCGGCTGATTCCCAAAGCATGCAAGCACGGCGAAGTGTACTTTCTCTTGATTTACCAAAGAGGCGGAGGGACTTGAGATTTCTGTCACTAAGTCCGAGGTTTCGTATGGTGTCGTGATGGCTCTTTGCCCAAGATACAGAGTCAAGTGTCTTCTGCACTTCTTGTGATTTCATTTCCCTAACGCTATTGATTGCTTTGTCAATATCGTCCTTCATGTCTTTCATGTGTCGCCGGGCACGCTTAAAATTCTTGACAACTTCTTCTGCGCCCTTTCCAAAATGACTGATGAACCATGAATCTCCGTTGATTGGGAAATCTCCGTTCTCAACAAATAATTCTGGCTTTGGTTGAGGAAGGGTCTGCTTTGCGATGGTAATTGCATTGATTGGCTGGTGCTTTAGCAGAGGGTGCGCTGTCAATGCTGACGCAACAAGGCTGGTCAAATCATCACCGACATCCAATTGATAGTAGGATGAACCAACCGACAGCGAAGACCACATAATGTTCACTCCGTCGTTGGTGCTTTATCAGCATTTGGGTCCCTAATTGGATTAAGCAACAAATATGTCATCTCCACCAAAGGTCGGGTTCGGCATGCTCGGGGCTCCAAGGAACCAATTATCAAATCCGGGTATGTCTTCTTCCTCTAACAACACAATGCTACCTCGGAATTCTTTCGTACCCCAGTTAGCAAGAGCAAGACCCATAGCCAAGTCGTCATGTGAGCCGACCGATTCTAATCGACCAGCATTGGTCATACCAAATCGACTGAGTTGGGTTTCCAGCATACGAGTATGCTCTCTGCTTTTTTCATCGCCCCAAGGAGTTTTGAGTTGCCCTTGTTCAAGAGCAAGGAGCAACGACATGAACATGCTTTCCTTACGCTGGCGGGTGGTCATGAAGGTCTTGATTGGAATATCATCACGCATGTCCTTGAGTTCAGCCTCAAACATACGCTGGAAGTTGTTGCCTTCAAGTTCGATGAGGTCTGGTTGGAACCTGTTGTTGAGAAGGAGCATGCGCTTTTTCTGTGCCATGCCCCCGAGTCCCTTTTCGTTGACCACATGCACGATTTGCTTGGTGTTGTCACCGGGGACGACACGCAGAACAACCATAGCAGTGTAGTCAGCGTTCTTGTCGGAAGCAATTGCAGGGTCCCAGCCAATGAAATGCTGACCAAAGATACCAGTGGACTCGCCGTTCTCATCGTACTCGTGCTCGGCATAGTCGAGCAGGGACAGGTTTTCGTCACGGGCGGACTCAAGCAATGACATTGGGAACATACTGGATGTATCGTGAATAGGTTCGCAGAGATACTCACGAGCAAACCTGATAGCAGGCATTGAGTTCTCACGCATCTTGAGCATATCCAAGTCCCAACGCTCAGGCCAAAGGGCTTCGCCTTTGTCGTTGATAGCAGGGTATGTTTCTACTTGGAAGGTTTCTTTCTGTTCCAGTTCAGAGTACAGGTCATCGTACGAAAACGGTGTACCAACCATCATCATGCGACCAGTGTGGTGCAGAACAGGGAGCAGGACCGTATAGAACCAGTCAGCGGCACGCTGAAGTTCGCCTGCGGTCGTACCCCAGAGAATATCGTCACAGACAACCACATCAGGGTGGAAACCACGGGTAGCACCACCAACGGACTTTGCCAT